CGAGCATCACGAGTTTGTAAGTCTGCGGATCGATATATTCCTGAATCGACGGCATGAATCCGATCAAGTCGTTCAAGCTCAGCGTGCCGACGGCAGCCAGAAGCCAGGTACTGTATCGGCGCCAGCAAGCGCGCCACTGTGGGATTAATTGCATGTGCTGTTACCTCGTGTAGAATGTCAACACCCTCATCATACTGGAAGTTATTCATGAAACCTAAAGTAGCCGACAAGAAGCCATCCAAAGACGCAGGCGGTATGGGACGCAGCAAACCAGCAGCGTCAACCGGCGACAAGAAACCGGTCAAGAAATGATTATATCCGTGCTGCTGTGCGTGATCGGCATCTTTGCATGGTGTCAACCGTCGGCAGCACGGCGTAGAACCGCGTTCATGTTTGCCACACCCACCATTTTGTTCACCCTTGTATCCGGGTTGCTCAGCGACCAATGGTATTACATAGGTGCCGCACTAACTGATTCGCTTACCATCATACTGCTATCATTTTTCGTTACTATCGATAAACTGGCAGTACGGTTGATGATCCTCAGCGCTGTATCTCTGTCCCTCAATGTTGTCGGGTTGGCGATGTACGAGATGCATCAACCCTCGACAATTTACGACGCGCTGTTCATCGCCCTGTACATCGGGGTAGTCATCGCACTTGCGGATCAGGAATGCTCAAATGTGGGAATACGTAGAGCTGGCAGGTTACGTCCTGGGCATGTTCGCGATGCTGGTGCAAGCCTTCGTATTAGTCATCAGAGCGATCCGAAAGTATGAATATTCTCGACTCTCACGGCCCAAGCTACGTGGTATCGGCAAGCACGACAGTGACAGGTCTATCGACGTGGTTAAATCTGATCCCGAGTGAGATCGGTAAACTCGCCACCGTCGTCGGTATCATCCTGTCGATCACCCTCATCGTCATGCATGTACGCAAAATGCGCCAGGAAGCGCGAGAGTCTGCATTACGTGAAGAGATTCTGCGTGAACAACTCAGACGTGAAAAAGCCTCGAACAGTGCCGAGGCTACGTTGCGCAGCGTGGGTTAAGCGTCAGGCCAAGCGTCGATAATATTGTTTGGAATAACTTCACGGGCTTTTTCGTATACCCAGCGCAGAGCGGTCGCCTGATCGATCAGGCCTTGAGGTGAACAGTAGTGTGCATAGTTTCCACTGTCGTACAGGATATTTGCACACCCGTCCCATTTGATATCTCCGTGAATCACCTCTTCCAGTCCGACGATCTCGTTACTGTCAACGTATCGACCTTCGATTTGATGAACTTTGAAAGACAAACGATAATCCATTGCCTCCCACTCGATTACAAACCCGTGGTCACCGCATATCTCATCACGACCAGTTATCAGTATTTCGGTCATTTGATTCATCCCCTGTTGTGTGCGACCAGTATCACCTAGCATGACGAACTCGTCAACAACGGATTCACCAGTTTCTCTGTTTCTTGTATATACCAACGATAGTCGACATCGCTCCAGTCGAAGTGACGCGCATCGGCGCACTCTGTGACGCGCCAGCCGCTGCATATACCAGTTTCGCGGGTGTCATGCTTGCTGCGATTGCCCGTGTGGATTCGTGCGTCCCACGGCGTACCAGCGCTGTCGAGGTCACCGGGTTGACCCGCGATCTCACGCATCACGGCGTTGAAGTTCGAGTCGGTCAGCTTCGCTTTACGCTTCCACGTCCCAGGCTCGCCCGTCGGCGGTGCGACCTTCACGAGCGTTCCACCGTTGCGACTGACGAAGTAACGGGTTGTCCCCTGCAACTGTTGATCGATGCCCCAATCCTTGAAACGCAAGTGTAGCGAGTTCGATCTTGGCACCTTGGCGCGGCACATGAAGTCGAACGGGTCACGGTGATTGGTGATGAACGCACGTACCGATTCGCCGCGCACCAACGCCGCTTCAGCCGCCCGGGCGACCACCTGTGCCGACGGGTCTTGATGCCACAGGGTGTTGTATTCGTACGCGCCTTTGCGCTTGAGCTTACCACCCTCGTACTCCGCGATGTACGAATTGACGTCTCTGATAATCATTCGCGAATAGAGCGCGTATTCGAGGTTCAGTTGCGTCACACTCTCCCACCACTTGCACACGCTGTAGAAATGCGCCTCAAACGACCGTGGAATACGCACTGTGAGGCCGTCGGTGTTGCACTGAATCATCGTCATGTCGGGGATTTTGACGAGTTGTTCAGCGAGCATGCACAGCGACAGTTGACCATTGATAGTGGTCGCCATCGTGTAATACGGATCGAACAGACAGCTGAATTTGTTGTTTGAGTTGCCGTATGACGCGTTTAGCGATTCCTTGAGTGCAGCGTTTTCGGGTGTTCCCTTCGCGAAGGTTGCACGCTGAAGGAATACGCCGTTGTAACTGTCGCAATACGCTTCCCCCAGGTGCGCTGGGTACAGTCGATTGACGATAGCCATTTTCGGATAGAACGACGTCACATCGGCATCGATGATCATGTATTCGTCATCGGACCTCACGATCTGCGAAACGACAGACCCGTGGATTCCCCCAAGACCGAACACATAGTCAAACCCGTCGATGGTCGCCTCGATGTTGGCGAATGCACCTTTCGTCTTGACCTCTTCACCCATGTCGGTTCGACGTAGCGTTTTCGCTTTGAACTGCTCAACGACTTGAATGAATTCGGGACGTTCGAACTTGACATATGGAAAGATCACGTCCCCGAGGTTGATACTATCGCGGTACGTTTGGCGGGGATGCTTACCCCCTGGTCCTCGGTCAAAACACACAATGCCGGACGCTTCCATCTCTTTGACGAGAATCGTTGCGCCGATTTTGGTGTTACTCATGTTCATCATGCGAGTTTCGTAACGCTTCGACAGCGCCTCGCGCAGATGCACCTCGGGGAGAATCCGAACGTAGAACTTCAGAGTTTCTCGGACGTCGTGTTTGTTGTACGCGATCAATTCGTCGATCTGATCATCGCGCAGCGGGATACCGACGGGGAATGGGAGGTCGATCACGTTACGCGAGCGCATGACGATCTCAAGCGCCTTGAGGCTGGTGCGCTTGTTGTTGTTATCGAAGTGACAGATTTTCATTGGGTCGAGTTGTTCGAATACGTGGTCGCTCTCCCAGATAGTCATACCGAACCGGTCGGCGTCACTCGCCTTGAGGATTTTCATCGCATGGACGTAGATCTGCGCCGCCGTGGCGTTAGGGTTCGCGACGAGCCAATGAATGATCGGATAGTCGAATCCCAGGTTGTTGTAACCGATACCACGTGCTTTGCTGCGACCCAGGCCCAGTACGAACTCGATCAGCTCGACAACTTGATTGCGACGGTCGGAAATCTCGAACACAACCTCAAGCCCGGTCGCTGCGTGAATAAACGACGCTGTGATCACATTGGGGTAAGTTTCCAAATCCCACCCCCAATCCCGTGGGTCGAGCGGCGCAGCAACGCTGAACGCTTCAGGGGTGCCACAGTGGGGGCATTTGTCGAGGTCGGCGGGGTATGTCTTGCCGCAACCGTTGATAGGTTCGCAGCGGGATAAAAGGCGCATATCGTTCTCCCTGTGTGAAAAAGCCCGGTCTGTGCCGGGCTTCGCGTAGTGTGACAGATTGGTCAGTCTACAGGTTGAGCGACGGCTCGAACAAGCGCCATGACGCCAGTCTGGATATCGGTTTTCGCGATAGCTGCCCAACGATGTGGTTCTGCAATCGCGAAACGAGCGGTGATTTCAGGGTCGACCGGGTCGCGAGGTATCATATACGAACCACCCATCGCGTTATGCGCTGCCGCACGTCGGGCATGAGTTGATCCGTCAGTCTCGCCAAGTTTGGCGGCAACCTCTCGTTGTAGTTCAAGTAAGGCGTTTCCTGCCATTTTGATACGATTCATCAGGTCGATATCTTCCTGAGTCAGTTCGCGGTATCCAACAATTTGACGATGCTGATTATCCATTACAGTGTCACCCCGTAAGTTTTACAGATGTCGATCAGATGCACCGCCTGACTCTCGGCGTCATCGACCGCGTTGTGGTGTGTACCGGTCCGGACGAGCTTGACCGACGGGTACATCGATTTGATCGTGCGATAGCAGCGGTCGTGCCAGAACTTCCAGGGTTGATCAATGCCGGTGAGGCGATAGGCGTTCGACATGATCACGTTGTCGAAGGTCGCGCCATTGCCCCACATGCCGGACACTTGGTTTTCCATGCAGAACCACGAGAACAGTCGCAATGCTTCCTCCAGCGGGTCGGCTGACTCGTTACCCTTGAACGCTGCACGGGCTTGTTCGGACTGTTGCAACCACCACAGGATGGTCGAGGTGTCCATCACGAGCCCGGCTTTCACGGATGATTCGAGACTGCATTGCGCGTAAAACTTGGCGTGTACGCCATTAAGATCGAAAGCCACGGCGCCGATGGCGATGATTGCCGCTTGCGAACCGTTACCCATTGTCTCGATGTCGAGCATGACCTGCATGTGAATTCCCTGATCGTGGTTGAAAGGCCCGTGTCACCGGGCCAATCGGATGGTTACGCGACGAGTTTGCAGTGTGAGGCGACCAGCGCTTCGTCCCAACCCGGCATTGCGAGCCATTCAGCTTTGGTCAACACGTTGCCGTTGTACTCGTACTTCTCGACGACCGGGACCACTACAGGTGGTGGGGTTACCAGATCGTGAGCCGGTGGCGGCGGTGTAACAGCGGCGGCGACTACAGGTGGCGGGGTGTGCACCACTGGTGGCTTCGCTGCGACCGGTGCACCTTCCTGGCTGGTACCACCGTTTTCGACCAACCCACCTTGGATACCGGCAAACTCGACGTCGGCGTTGAACGCGCCCTCGCTGACGATCTCGGGACCACGCTCAGCGAACATCATACCTTCGATGTTCTGATACATCCCGGCGTTGGTCTTGACGGTGGCCGCACCGTTGAATTTGGTCGACGCACCGATCCAGAAGTAATCGCCCTTTCTGATGGCGTTTTTGTTCGTGATCGGTTGTTTGTTACCGTCGATCAACGTGACCGGACCCATGTTCTTGTAACGAGTGAACTTGATGAGCATGTGACCGGCTGGACGCGAATCGGTACCCAGGTTCTTTGGGTTTTCAGGTGCGTCACAGTCTTCAGTTTTCCAGTTGAAACCGGGTTGGCCGCACAGTGCAGCGGTGCACGCTGGATCAGCAGCAGCGTCGTTGTACATGGTCGCCCACAGCTTGTCCCACTCAGGACCTTTCGGTACGGCAAACGCCATAAACCAGTTGTGTTTCGATTCGTCAGGTTGAGGCTTACCCTCGTGGTCGGTGGTCTTCAGTTCGAACGGGGAGCCCATAACCAGACGTGCTTTAAACGGGGTGTACTTGGTAGCCATGCTCATTACCCTTGTGTGTTGAATATCTGACGGATCTTGGCACCGTCAACCTCGACCAGCTTCAGTGCGGTCATTGGTGTCTCACTGTATTCAGCTATGACGGATTCGTCAATGCCTTTTTTACGAACTTGTGCAGGTGTATCCATCTCGACAGGTTTGCGAATATCCACACCCAGCAAGTCACCCATCATGATCACTTCGGCGTGTGGTACGTCTTTCTTCCAACGCTCACGACCCTTACCGCGCTCGGTGCTGAAATACGACACCAGCCCTCCATTGCTTAGCTCATGAATCGCCTGTTCCTCCAGGCCGCTGAGACGGTACTCGATAGCTTTCTGTGCACGACGTAACAGCTTCAAGTCCACACCGAGGTTGTGGCCCGTCAACGTGTGGGTTTGGAGCGATCCGGCGAAGTCTATACCCTCGTAAGCAACCCGACTCAGCGTGTCGCAGTTGGCACGGGCGGAACAGTTTTTACACTGCGTCCCGAACTTGGTCGGCGGTGATTCACCGGTTACGACTGGTAACGCTGCGTGTAACTGCGCCCAGTATTTACCAACCCCGTCGCCACCGGCGGTAACAAACCATTTGCGAATCGTACCCTGACTGGTGAACCCGCGAGGTTGCACAACGCGTAAGTCCAGCTTGACCGCCTGACGCACCGGTTCGGTGATGTCGAGCGCCTGAATGATCCCGAACGCACCGATGAGCAATTGCCAGTTTTCGAAAACATCAACGATGCTGTGACCGAACTTCGCATCCCACACGGTGAGTACGTTACTCGACACGTCGTACACGTAGGCGTCGGGGATGCAGTACCAGCCTGGAAGCCAGCGGCTCAGGTCGACACGTTGTTCAACGCGCACCTCTTTGGTGAGGAAGTTGAAGTCGCAAAATTTCGCTACGTCGTTGACGTACTCATACGCCGCGTCGAACAATTCTTGCGTGATCACGATGCCGTCTTTGCTGAGGCTCCCGACGATGCCGGAAAAGTCCAGCACGCCACCCTTGCGCCAGCGTTCGAGCAGTTGCTGACTGGCCTCGTGACAGGCGCGACCCTCAAGCTTCGACTCGGATGGTTCAGACGGTACGCCCGGGTAGGCGGCTCGGGCTTGCGCCGCCCCCAGGCAGCGCATCCAGTCGTTACTGTCGTGTACGAGTGGGAGGATCATTGGTCACCTCGGGCTTTAGCGATTGCAGCAGCTGCCGCACAATACTGAGGTAACTCAATACATCCTTCGTCGCTCTCGTAAAGCTCAAGAAACTCTGATAAAGCCTCAAGCAAGTCAGGTGCGGCAGCAATCAAAAAAGCATTTGCACGACCCTCAGCACGACGATTCGGATCTGAAGTTCTGAGGTAACTAATCTGAATACCTGCGTCATCTTGATTACATATCACGACGCGTTTGGAATTGTCCCACGGCCCCGGTGTGTACTGACCCATAACCCTTACTCCCCAAACGCGGCTTGGAATTGCACCAGAACCTGTGGGATCAGATCCACACGTTGACCCAGTTGTTGCAGAGTGGTCAGGCCGTTCGCCGCCAGGATCTCGTTAACCTTGACCACCATCGCTGGTTTCGCCGCTTCGTCTTTCGGGGTGCGACTGGTGAGCCAGGACATGAGTTGGGCGAAGGTCTCGATTGCTGGTTTGTCGACAGTGATCGGCGGCGCCACAGCGGTAACCGGTGGGACGACTACAGGTGGTGCGATGGTTACTGGGGGTGCTACAAACACCGTCTCGGCGCTTACCAGTTCACCGTGTTGATCGATCTCACCCGTAACGCCATGGACTATATCCACAAACGCATCGACTTCAGCGTCAGTCAACACCTGCGCTTCCTCAGCCGCCGCGTCAGCTACAGGAATCGCCATCAAATCGGTCAGCTCAGCGGTCACACGGGCCAGTGTGGCGTCCCAGTCGGCTTCCTCGACACCTTTAGGGCGACGACGCACACGCCACGACCCGTCGGTGTTGCGCTCACGGCTGCCAGCGTGGATACGTGCGTCCCATGGTAGACCGTTGACGTCGAGGTTCGTGTCGGCGGATGGTGATGGGGTGATGATTACGGTTCCCGCATCGATGCACGATTGGAAATGTTCCGCATCGGTCATATCAGCCGGGGCACGTACGGGTTCGTCCACCGTTACAGTCATCGGAGGTACGTCTTCAACCTTCACGCCGGTACGGTCGATCAGATCGGCGAGCGCTTCAACAGCCGACGTGGCGTCGGTCGTGTCGATGTCAAGCTTTACCGACAGTTCACCGACGGTCTCTGTGCGAGATGCCGTGCTACGACAGGCTTCGGCTGGGGCTTCATAACCACGCTCGGCGGCGATACGTTGAAGCGCTACGGCGATGTGGTGCATTTCCATCGGGTTGGTTTCGTTGTCGATACTGATGTGCATGTTTATTTCTCTGCGTTGGTTGAATGTGGGGCAATCCTATGCGAACATGACGACGTCGTCAACACATCAGGGGAATAAAAATGGGAATGCGTGAAGAGTTTGAAGCGTGGGTGGTGAGTCGCAAGGTTGTGACACGTCACGGCGCTGGGTTGAATCAAAATAGCGACGGTACATACTCTGATTATCGAATCAACGACCGTTGGCTAGCATGGCAAGCGTCCCGCGCTGCACTGGTGATTGAACTACCACCTCGCGACTACTACACCGAGTCGGACGACCCAAGGGATTTGCTCGACTATATAACCGCCGAGCTGACTGATGGTGGTGTCACCCTCAAAACTATTAACACGACCACCATTAACGGGAGCGACCCATCGTGATCATCCAATACACCGGCCCACGCGCCACACCCTGGACGACCGTACTGGAACGCCTGATGGGTGAACTGTCTGGCGGGTATAACTTCGGGACGCCACGTGTCGTTTCTCGCTCGGATGAGTCGATTACGGTCACAGTCGATGCGGTTAAGCGGGGTGAGTCATGATCACATTGGCGGCGTATTTCATTCTGCGATTCGCATTCAGTGACGATTGGTCTGGTTGGTTGCTTGTCCTCCCCGTGCTATTCGACATCGTAGCTATCGAGCGATTCAACACGATCCGGGTGGCTAAATGACCGTCGCCCTCCACCGAACGTTACTGGCTGATGCGGTTGCACGGATCACGCTGCGCCCGTATCAGCAGAAACTACGCGACGATGTGGAATCAGCGTGGGCGATGGGTGCCCAAAACGTTCTCGCTGTGTTGCCTACGGGTGGCGGTAAGACTGCTCTGTTCTCCACGATCATGGCGGACGAAACCCACGCATCCTGTGCCGTCGCTCACCGTCAGGAACTGGTCAGTCAGATCAGTTTAGCGCTCGCCCGCAACCGTGTGCGTCACCGGATCATCGGACCACAGTCAGTCGTCAAGATGATCGTACGCCTGCACATGGAAGAGGTCGGCGCGTCCTATTACGACCCGTCTAGCAAATGCGCAGTCGCAGGGATCGATACGTTGGTGCGTCGTGGTGATCAGCTTGCGTCGTGGCTGCCGACTGTCAAGCTGTGGGTGATGGACGAGGCTCACCATGTCCTGAAGGACAATAAATGGGGTAAGGGTACGTCGATGTTCCCGAACGCTCGCGGCCTGGGCGTGACTGCCTGGACACACCGCGCCGACGGTATGGGTCTCGGGCGTCACGCTGATGGGGTGATGGATGCACTGGCGGTTGGTCCGACTCAGCGTGAACTCATCAACATGGGTCACCTGACCGATTACAAACTGTTCGCGCCAAAGTCAGACTTCGACCGGTCTAGCCTCACGAAAGCTGTCAGTAAGACCACGGGTGAAATCTCGGCGCACGCATCGGCCCAAGCAGTCGCCACGTCGTCGTTGGTCGCCCACGTCGAGAAGGGTCAACTAACTGGTGACCTCGTACGCACCTATCGGAAATTGCTAGATGGTCTGCTGACGATCACTTTCGCCCCGGACATCGTAACGGCGACCCAGTTCGAGACCGAATACAACGCGGCTGGCATCCCGGCGAAAATGGTACATGGTGGGTCGGGTGACGAGGAACGTTATCAGGCGTTGCGCAAGTTTCGTGCCCGGGGTTATCTCGTACTGGTAAACGTGGGACTTTTCGGGGAAGGCTTCGACTTGCCCGCCATTGAGGCCGTACAGGACGCGGCTGCCACGGAGTCGTCGCAGGCGTTCGTGCAGCGCGCCGGTCGGATGCTGCGCCCGCTCCCCGGTAAGAAGTGGGGTATTTACGTCGATCACGTGGGGAACATCGCCCGCCACGCCACCGTCGTGCATTACCCGGACGGTTCGCGGGTCGAGATCGCTCATGGCGAACCATCGCTCGACCGTCGGGAACGTCGCAGCGCGGGCAAGTCGGAAGTGAGCGACACCCGAACGTGTAACACTTGCACCGGTACGTTCCCCCGCTTCCTCGACGCGTGTCCTTACTGTGGTGAGCCGATCCCGGCACCTGCGCAACGGTCGTCTGTCGAGTGGGTCGACGGTGACCTGTACGAACTGGACGCAGCCACACTCGCGACGATGCGCGCAGCAATCGCCCGTGTGGATACGGCACCCGAGGATTACCGTAACCAGTTGGTCGCGCAAGGGTGTCCACAACTGGGGGTACTGGGTAACGTGAAACGCCTCGTGGCGACACAGGAAGTCGTGGCGCAGTTGCGTGAGGCTGAGGCGGTGTGGGCGGGTTACGAGCGCGCAGCCGGACTCAGTGACCGGGAGATCATGCGCAAGTTTTTTGGGATGTTTTCCGTAGACCTTTGGTCGGCGCAAACTTTAAAGGTGAGCGAGATGGAAGCATTAATCGAACGAATCAACGGGAGTATTAGACGATGATCAACCACAAGAACAAGCACGAACTGAATCCTTGTCCTTTCTGCGGCAGTAAGGATCTCGATGTAACGCAATGGATCGAATGTAACGGTTGTGGAGCATTTGGGCCGACTCCGGGGGATGACGGGGACTTGTCAGCGTGGAATCAATTACGAGGTGTGGTAGTCACATTACCTCCGGAATTCCCGTTGCGCGCATTCCCGCGAGCTGCCCCAACACGTGGTGAAACACTACGCGAGTGCAGTGATGCAGTAGAATCGGCTGGCGCAACGGCGGTTCGCTCATGACACTTATCCAATGGGCCATCCGTAACGGTGTCTCTCATGCAGCGCTCGCCGAGCTGTACGATATGTGGGGGGTCGGTGAGTCGCATGAATCCACATCGGCTAAACCGAAGTCTGAGGCGGCGGTACAGAATGCCGTGCGACAGGAATGGTCGGAACTCGGCGGGCGTGGGTGGCGCAATAACAACGGGGCTTACGATGCCAAACATCCACCGTCGCCCGGTACGCGCTGGGGGCTGTGTAACGACTCGGCGGCGATGAACAAGAAGGTCAAGTCGAGCGATCTCATCGGACCACTGCCGCGCCTCATCACGCCTGAGATGGTTGGTACTACCATTGCACAATTCGCCGCCCGTGAGTGCAAGCCCGAGGGGTGGGTTTACTCGGGAACGGAACGGGAAGTTGCACAGCTTCGGTTCGGGCAGATCGTCACGATGCTCGGTGGCGACTTTAAATTTGTAACCGGACCGGGGTCATTCGATTGACGATGTCGTCATACGTCGTCACAATGGCGTCACGCACCAATCACGAGTGACATTCATGGCTGCTTATTACAATGAAATCGATCCGTTCTCGGCCCAATGGTTACGGAATCTGATCGCCGCCGGACACATCACACCAGGGGAAGTAGATGAACGTAGTATCGAAGATGTCAGACCCGACGACTTGCGAGAATTCACTCAGTGCCATTTCTTCGCCGGAATTGGCGTGTGGTCATACGCACTACGACAAGCTGGGTGGCCTGACGATAGACCAGTATGGACAGGCTCTTGCCCCTGCCAACCTTTCAGCCAGGCAGGCGAGGGAGTGGGGTTTGCTGACGAGCGGCACCTCTGGCCCTCCTTCGAATGGCTCATCCTCCAGCGCCGCCCTCCAGTCATCTTTGGAGAGCAGGTTGCGAGTAAGGCTGTCGGACCTTGGATCGACCTTGTACACGCTGACGTGGAAGCTATGGGTTACGCCTTCGGGGCAGTCGCGTTCCCGTCTGCGGGCGTCGGTGCGCCGCACATCCGAGACCGATTGTTCTGGGTGGCCGACGCCGACGACGAGAGACTGGAAGGATGGGAAATCAGCGTCGGCAAACGTACCGATAAACTCACTGCTTGGTCGGACTGTGTGGTTATACGGGGACGGGACGGCAGCCGGAGGCCAATTGAACCCGGAACACTCCCGTTGGCTGATGGGTCTCCCGGGCGAGTGGGGGCAATCCGCGCCTACGGGAATGCCATCTGTGCCCCGGCGGCAAAAGAGTTTATAGCGGCGTACATTGACGCGCCTGTCAGCGGGTGACACACTGGCACCAATGCCAATATATTAAGAGTGGGACACACATATGAGTCATTTGAAAGACAAGATCCTCGACGCAGCGTTCACCCTGGCGTGCGAGTGTGGGTATCGCGGTATCAGACGGGATGCGATTGCAGAGCGTGCGGGTGTGGCGGGTGGTACTGTGAACCTCCACTATGGAAAGATGGATGATCTCAAGACCGCAATCATGAAACGCGCCATTGAATCGGAACAGCTTGACATCTTGGCGGCGGGAATGGCCGAAGGTGATTCGACGGCGATGAAAGCCCCGAAAGCTCTCAGGGTTCGAGCATTGCAAACCTTGCTTTGATGTATCGCCACGCTTAGCAGGGGCTAAATAGCATGGTTAAGAAAATCTCGACATCGGATCGGGCGGTGCAGTTGTCTGCCGCTGCTTTAGCTGATGGGTACAAGTTTGTAGGTTTTGTCGACGAATACAAGAATAGTAAAAGTCGCGCAATATTTAACTGCGTGAAACATGGTGACTGGACGTCGTCGGTCGGCGGCTTCTACCACAAGGGAGCTCGTTGCCGTTCGTGCGCCTGCGAGGTGAGGGGTGTTCAGACTCGGATGCCTCGTGATGTTTGCGAATCAAAAATTACAGCATTGATGTCGCAAACCAACCTTATTTTTATAGGTTGGGGCGGCGAATATTCTGGCATGTTCAGTAAAATGACTATCAGGTGTTCGAGACATGGTGACTGGCTAACCACGCCGAACAACTTCATCAATAAGGGTCGACGGTGCCCAGACTGCGGTGATAAAAAATTATCCCGTGACGAACGGGAGGCACAATTAACTACCATTGCGTTACTCGACGGTTACAAATTTATCGGGTGGATCGGTGAATATGTTGATTCCCGCAGTCGAGCGATCATGAGCTGCGACATACATGGTGAGTGGCAAGTAGGTATATGCGGTTTCGTTCGTGAAAGTAACAGGTGTCCAAGTTGCGCAACCAGCGGATATAACCCATCGAATCCGGGGACATTGTATGCGTTGATTTCCCATGACGAGAAAATGATTAAGATTGGGATCAGCAATAGCCCCACCAAACGCCAAATGACACTTAGGCGAAATACCCCATTTAAATTCTCAGTCCACCGTGAAATTCACTGTGATGATGGGTCGATCCCTCCGTCATTAGAAAAACTATTTCATTCGCAATTCCCATCCGCCGGGCTGAAGGGTTTCGACGGTGCAACGGAGTGGCGGCAAATGAATCCTGATATCACCACATGGTTGGAACTTCTGGCATGAATAATTTCATCATCTGCAAAACTATCCCGTCGACCAATCGTCCGGGTAAAACTGAAAAAATGCCGTGCGACCTATCAGGTAAAGTTGTCAGCCTTCACGTCGCCGACCGTATGTCGCACGCTGACGCGATTGATCGCGCCGCACTACTGGGCGCCGAATATCGCCCCGCCACGATTCTCAATGGTGACGGTAGGTTCTGCATTGACTTGGATGCGTGCCTTCTACCTGATCAAACTTGGTCCCCTCTTGCGATTGAGTTATGTACTCGATTCGCCGGATGCATGACCGAAACGTCCAACAGTGGCACAGGTCTCCACATCTTCGGCGTGGTGGTTGGTGACATGCCTGACCACGGGTGCAAAAATATCCCGCTCAACATCGAGTGTTATACCGACGATCGTTTCATCTGCCTGGGAACGGGTGCATCTGGCGATATGATGCACCCGAGTGACACCCCCTTTAACCAGACCGTGGCGCAATACTTCCCCGCTGAAATCGCTGTCAATCCGACCACATGGACGACTGTACCCCATCCCGACAGCTGTCCAATCCAGGACGATGCGCGACTCATTGAAAAGGCCCTGGCAAGTGAATCAATCGCGTCCATCTTCGGAGGCGGTAAAGCGTCATTTCGGGATTTGTGGGAAAAGAACGTCGAAGCACTGACCGAATCATGGCCTGCCGAAGACGGTGGGTACGATGGATCGTCAGCCGATGCCAGCTTGGCACAGCGTTTGGCATTCTGGACGGGCGGCCAATGTGACCGCATTGATCGTCTAATGCGTATGAGCGCGATGGTTCGCCCGAAGTGGGACAAGCATAAGTCTTACATGCATCGCACTATCTGCGGTGCCGTTGCACGCCAAACATCGTGGTATAGCGTCGGTAAACCTATCGAAATGACCCCCGTGGCGTCGGTGGTCGATCCGGTCATTCGCGCCGGGTTCCAATTCTTACCAATCACCCAAGTCGTTGATCACTTTCGTGGGTGCGTGTACGTGGCGGATGCGCACCGTGTATTCATGCCAAACGGTACAATGCTGAAATCGGAGCAATTCAACGCCTTGATGGGGGGGTTCACTTTTAGTCTGGATGATACAGGGGAGAAAACGACAAAGAAGGCATTCGAGGCATTCACTGAGAACCAGGGTGTAACATTCCCGAAAGTTGACGGCTCTGTGTTTGACCCGCGACATCCGTCCGGAGCAATCATCGAAGAAGAAGGTCGCAGGATGGTAAACACGTATGTACCGGTGAATGTGCGCAAGGTTCCGGGGGACGTGACGCGGTTTATGACTCACCTTGCTAAATTACTACCGAACGAGCGTGATCGACAAATCGCTCTGAGTTACGCTGCTGCCATCGTTCAGTATCCAGGGCATAAGTTTCAATGGGCACCACTGTTTCAGGGTTGTGAGGGCAATGGTAAAACTCTCATTACCCGCTGTGTGGCATACGCTGTCGGTCAGCGTTATACCCATATGCCGCCAGCAAGTGAAATCAGTGAAAAATTCAACTCGTGGCTGTTTAATACGATATTCGTGGGGGTTGAGGATATTCACGTACCGGATAGTAAAGCTGAAGTGTTGGAAATCCTGAAGCCCATGATCACGGGGGACCGGTTGGCGAAGCGCGCCATGCAGCAAGATCAGGTCATGATGGCGAACTGCGCAAACTTCATATTTAACAGTAACCATCGCAACGCCATCAAGAAGACTCTCAACGACCGACGGTTTTGCGTGTTCTTCACCGCACAACAGCAGGTCGAGGACATCGCCCGAGACGGAATGAGTGGTAACTACTTCCCGGACCTGTACGACTGGCTGCGTGGCGACGGTTATGCCCACGTGGCGCATTTTCTCAGCACCTACGCGATCCCCGTAGAGTTCAACCCCACGTTAGGTTGTCAGCGTGCCCCGTACACCAGTACCACCGGTGAAGCAGTCGAGGCGAGCCTGGGCGCGGTGGAACAAGAGGTGCTCGAGTGCATCGAGGAAGGTCGTCAAGGGTTCGCGGGCGGTTGGGTCTCGAGCATGGCACTTGATGCACTGATTGAACGGCTGCGTATGGGTCGCGCCATAGCCCCACGCAAACGTCGCGACCTGATGAAATCCATCGGCTACGACTGGCATCCGGCGTTGAAGGATGGTCGCGTAAATAACCACATCCTCATGGATAACGGTAAACCGCGCCTGTACATCCGCCAGGGTCATATCCACGCCAATCTGGTCGGGGGTGCTGAGGTGGTACGCCATTACGAGGCGGCGCAGGGTGACCCCGTGGCGATTGCGGCGTTGAGTCAGGCGGTGGTAGGATAGCGCGGTGTGAATGCGTAGGTTGATACGCGACGCCATAGTTCAAAGTGGTCGGCAATCGAGCAATCGAAATGACCGAGCGGCTAGAGTTGAATAAACCGGAGATCAGCACCGGTCACACACCAAAGCCCCATTGATGTCAGGCAGCCTCAGAGGCCGAGCGACAGATACGGGGCTTTTTATTCCTGAGGTATTGACGGACTCGTCAGGATGGCTAATACTGGTCATGACATCAATTAACACACGTGGGAGCGGGGCTGATGCGACAGGTAAAACAAGATGAGTTCGACGCGTTTATCCGGGCAATCTCGGAAGACGATTTGGTTGTGGGACGTGACGTTGGTCGGACCCACGGGATCGCGTGCTATTACTCCGACGGCAAACACGTTGCGACCGAACGTTGGGTAATGGGTGACACCGCTCGCCAGTTCACGTACGAGGTATCTGCACCATGAAACAGCTCACAGCGATTTGGTACAACCGGGCACGGGCGGCTGAGACCACCGTGGACATCCTCCAGGCTCGACTCAACGTGATGCGCGGCGTTGCGCTCGTCGGATGGGTTGGGTTCGTTCTCGTACTGATGGGAGTGTGACAGATGAAACCCGTAGCGTTTATTTACACGTGTTGCAACCCGGGTCAGGTGGCGCTGCTGTGGAATCACCAACCGCCACCATTCGGTCACGGTTGGATCGACGTTAAGCGCGTGGGACTCGTGCGAGAGGATGAGGTCGAGGCGTTGGCAGAAGAGGTGTGGAGACATGCATTTGAGACGGTCGGTGAAGATGGATATTTGACAAATCAAGAACTCAGAAAACAAATGACTGCACGTATACGGGAGCTACTCAAATGATCCAAGACCATACAATCGATCAAACACTTATCGAACTGGCTCGCACGATGAAAGCGCTCAAGGCGTTGCGGGCGGCCCGTAAAGGGCCGGTACAGTGCCTGCGTGGCTCGTGTGCGATGCTGTTTATCCGCGTAGAGCATGACCGGCGTAAATGCTCTGAATGCAATGACCCACTGTACGAGATGTCGGGCGCCCAACGTGAGCACGCCGCTGCTACCCGGGCGAGCATGGATCTCACTCGTAAACTGGCTGACTTGAGGCAGGGGCGATGACTACCACACTGCTTGAAACCGTAACCGACTGGATGAAATTTCAGGCTCGTAAGCACGAATTGGGCGATCCTGATCGATACGCCGAGCGTCTGATTAACGAGATGAGTCAGTACGATTTTCTGGTTGCGATTAGCGAAGCACTTGAAATAATGTCACCGCCGCCGATTATTCCACCGCCGGCATGAGCACCCACACCGGATGTCGCAAGTGTGACGCCCGTAAAGCCCTGGCGCGGTGGCCGACGTCTCGTCGTTGCAAATGTGGCGGCGAGTATCGACTCGATGCATGGATGAACTCACGTGTGGCCTGTCACTGTGATGGTTACTGGTTCATCCACCGTCAGGGCTCGGGACAATGTAACTACAACCCCAACAGGAAGGATTGGCGCGATAATGAATAATCATACTCTGTACAAATGCCCCGATGGCTGCAACGGATGTCAGTTTTGTGAGGGTGGCCTTGCGTCGTGTACCACATGTAAAGGTGGTGAGGGTTCGTTACCCACTGTGTGTCCGGGTCGCACAATGACCGAGCAGGAACAGGACGAGGTTTACGCCGGGACTCTCGATTTCATCGGCGGCATGTGGAGGCGTCAGTGAACGCTCACACGTCGTGTCCGCAGTGCGGGTGTACCGATCTGATACGGTATAGCTCGCTGAATATGAAGCAATGTCCCGACTGTAAAACCGAGATCCCCTGGCATTTATCGGACGGGCAATTACCGTTGGTCGGGTCGAATCGTCAGGACCGTAAATTAAATATTGACGAGTCCGTCATTTCGCGAGATGATTAACCCATCGAAACGAACAACGGAGTAAGACGAGATGAGTGATAACGCCCGAACCCTAGCCTACTTTGTTATGTGCCTGAACGAAGGCTGCAACGACACTGAAGAACAAGCGTATTGCCTGAAGGCTGCGCGCCGCTGGGCAGCATGGATCATTGCAGGCGAAGCCTAACCAACCACTCCCACATCAAGCCCCTTAACTGGGGCTGAGTCAGTACCAACTACCGAGGGTGATGACCATGTGTAAGGCGCGCCGGTATGGCGATCAGTACCACTGCCACGCGTGTGGCTATCAATGGGATGTAGACGACGAGGATCGACCAATGTGTAAGACAGGTAATGCAGTACGCGGTGTGGTGTTCGCACTGGCTCTCTGTGTGACAGGTGCTGCTGGTGCCACGGACTGTGACGGTACTCGCGTCGGGGAACTCACACGGCAAACTGTGGCGATTGCTGAGGTGTGTCTCGTGACGGTGCAACAGGTCGGTATGAACGTCGGTGGACAGACTGTCGAGTGTCAGGCGGCACGTGACACGTCGTTACTCCAGAACGCCGAGGTGCAGCGTATGGCTGGTGCCGGGTGTACGACCTATTACAACGGCCCGAGTAAGGCTGACGTTCGTCGCCTGGGTGAGCTGGCGATACAGTTTGAAACCGCCCGTCGCTAACGGCGGTTTTTATTTGCCCGCGTATTGACGGTCTCGTCATTATGGATAATAATTATCACGTCAACCATTGGAGCGACACCATGGACCGCCGTCAGAATACCTGTTCAGTCAACGACCCGGCTCACCTGACTATCGCACAATCGATCCGTCGGTCACGCGACCCACACCGGGCAGCCGTGACATCGTTCTCGCGTCGTGACGTCCCTCATGGGTCGAAACACCACGTGTACTACTTCGAGGATGGTTCGTTCCTGACGTTTGAGGTCAGCTATGTGGCAGTGGAAGACGGGTGTCGGTCATGAACCCCGAATATTACATCGCCCTCCTGGCGATCCTACTAAACACGGGCCTGCCCGACATGATTTTGGAGATTTGCAGATGGATGATGTGAAGCGATTCAACTTCTTTATTGGCGGCTTGGGTCAAGAAGGCCGGAATGCTGATTTTATTCTTGCCTCCGAATTCGACGTCGCCAAATCCGAACTGGCTGCGCTGCGGGAAGAGTCGGATGGATATAAGGCTACCTTGAGGTTTAACGAGGGAAAGAATTACGAACTGCAACAGCGCCTGACAGCCGCCGAGCAGCGGAATGCGGAGCTGGAGGCCGAAGTCGAACGACTGAATCGAGCGAAGTTGTCGCTTAAGGAATTGGCAGAAAGCCGTGCTGACAACTGCTCGGTCTATCGACAACACCTGAACCAGGGGCTAACGATGGCGGAAAAAGTCAGGGACGCAAGCCCTGGCATGAAGCGCAAATACCTTAGCGATCTGATCGTTCACCTGTACCAGAACAGTGGCGCCGCCCTCAAACTCACCGAACTGGGAGCAAGCGAATGAAAAAGTTCTTCTGGATACTCCGCGCCTATTTTTACATGCATAAACGTGCCGGATGGGCCCGCTGGGATATGTGCGAGTCGCTGTATGAAACCTACGCAATCGAGTGGGAGATGTCGCCACAAAATGGCGTTGACGAAGACATGAGCTACTGGGATTAAGGATCAAGCGAATGAGCAACATCATCGAAGTTCAGCAAAATCCGGATGGCTCATGGACCGCTAGCGGCAGGTCAAGCATCACGGTCGTCAAAGTTACATGCCTCACGCGCCACAAAGCTGTTACCAACCTAGATGCTGCACTGTCTGCAATAACTGGCCTATCACAGAAAATAGACGCGGCTCGGGAATCGCTGAAAACGGAGAATCAGCGCACCACTCCGGCACGCTTCAAGTGCTTGGCCTGCGGTGATTACCACGCAGGTGGCGGAAGCCTACCGTGCCCAAATTTTGTACCGCTGGCGGGAGCAACAAGCGAATGAGCAATGACCTGTTGATCATCAAAGCGCTCGCAGACCGTATCGAAGACGATCCAAAGAACGCCGCATGGTTCCTGGTCTGTGCTTACAAACTCGGCAAAGGCTGCCAGGTTAACGAGGCTTTGGAAATGCCGCCAGCAGAAACGAAGCCAACTTTGAGGGTGGTTAAGAATGAGCAGTAAAATTGAAGTATCGCGGGAGTTGCTGGAGCGCATCCTGCGCGCTGGCATGTGGCCCAAAGAGGCTGAAGAGCTGCGCACCCTACTCGCCGCCCCTGTCGTCGAGCGCCAGCCTATGCCGATTTATCAAGTCCGTTATTTGGGCGATGGTGGTGCAGGCTGGTCGGATGTTGAAAAAGACGAGCTAGACCCGCTCAAGTCCCGCAAGGACTACCACACAAGAACGGTATTCGACGCCCCGCCCGAACTCGCCGAACTGCAAGCCACCATCGCACGGCTGACGGCGGAGAATGAGCGGCTGAAAGAGGCGCATGAGCAGGTCTGCACGAACTACAACAAGGTCAGCTATGCGTCAGAAGAGCGCGGAAAGGAAATCGAGCGACTGAGGGGTGGGCAGGGTGATCCGGTGGCAACAGTGCGCGGAGTTATCGAGCGTAGAATCTCCGCTTTCGATATCGTGATTCACGACAGTGGAGCGTTGCATATCGGCACGAAGCTGTACACCTCGCAGCCCGCGCCGGTGTCGGAGGGCTACAAGCTTGTACCACTCAGGCCGACCCCAGCGATGGTAGAGGCTGGAATCAATACGCTATGTGGCGATGACGAGCATCAGGACTACCGTGACGTTTACGCGGCGATGATTGGAGCGGCACCATGAGCATAGACACCGACCGGGCTATCGATTTACGCAACTCTGGGCTCCCCTGGCACACTGTGGCGACTCGTTGCGGAAGTACGGTGCATCTTGTACGTCGCGCACTTGCAGCAGCCGGTTACAAACGCGACAAGCGTTATCAGTCACCATTGCGTAAGTCCACGGGGTTGTTGACGTCGTATGAACTTGCACGCATGAAACGACTTAAAGCCGCTGGTGCAACTTGGAAAGAGTTGGGTCGTATAACCGGTATCGACTTCAGGAAGTTGGAACGCTATGTTAAACGCCACTGAAACCAAGCGAAGTTGGACACGTGTACGAGTTGCTGAACGCTGGGGTATTCCATTCTGGCGACTCGTACACGATATACACCATCAGGGGTTCACACGCGCTGATGCGTCCCGAATTATCGGTATGGAACGTAATGCCTTTACAGCGTTACTGAGAGCTAACCAAGACAACAACCCGTGGGGTAGTTCCAATGTGGTCGCCAACTATGTACGCGATACAGGTGAGCCGTTCAGAGACGCTCTGTTGAGAATGCAGCGAGAGGGCTATAGCTTGAATCAGGTGAACAGGGCGATTGGATTCTGTGGCGCCAGTCAGAACTCGGGCATCCGATACGCCATGAAAGTACGTGGAATCGACATCAAATTCGAATGGGTTCCACCCGTCAAGGTGAAGCGCAAAAAGGTCGACAGGGGTCCAAATGTGACCAAAGGATGGCCGACCTGGGAACAGGTTTACGTGATGCAACGACCCGCTTAGGCGGGTTTTTTAATTTCAGTAATTTATCGCTGTCGACTTTTGATCATTTTTGGTTGACATCTGGTTAAAAATTGATCGATTTATAATTATCTCGACGTTAGTTAATTTTCAGTAATTTATTTTTAATTTAATTTGGTTACTTTTTGACCAGAAAATAATCATTTTTAATTTAACTGGTGTCGAGATAATTTATTTTCGCTCAAAACCGTACCCCGGTATACCCCGTACCCCGGAACTCGCAAACTATCCGGGGTAGCCTGGAAGCCACGGATTACGTGGCTTGTAGCGGGTTTACCCGAATACCCCGTATCGCTCTCACTCTCCAGCCATACGATATAATATATAATGATATGTATTCTCATATACATTACTACTCTACTACTAATATTATTTATTCGGGGTATCGGGGTATAAAATATATATTAGTAGTAAATACAAGGACTTACGACATACCCCGATAAATACCCCGAATCAGTTTTACGGGGTATGGACCTGTCGGGATTGACTCGCCTGTCAGCGACGGCGACAATCGTGTGACCTCAACCGCAAGGCTTTCCGCAATGCTGATCACCATCGACAATCGCACCATCGAACTGAGCGACGAACAGGTCTCGGCATTCCACGCCCTGACTCGTTTGCAGCAAGGCGTGGTGATCGGGACACTCGAAGGGTTGACTCAACGTGCTGCGTATCGTCGTGCCGGTGGTAAGGCGAAGACGGATGCTGGTGCCGACATGAGCGCCAGTCAGATCATGGGAAATCAAAAGGTTGCCGAGTTCGTCAGTTCGTTAAAGTCCAATCAAACTAATCGGCTTGCCGACGCGATTATGTCCCGTGACGATATGGCGCTGTTGTTAAATGATATGGCGTTAACGAAAGTTACAGTCGCAGACTTAAATAACCCCGACAAACTTGCCGATGTTGCGGAAGTTATTATTGATCCGGAAGGCGGCGTTAGATACAAACTTACAAGTCCGGCAGACCGTCGAGCAGCGATGAAACAACTTGCCGAACTTATGGGTTATAACAAACCAACCGAGATTAAACTTTCCGGTGAAGTAACTACCCGCGCAAGGCTTGACGATTTCTATGGGTCCAACTCTTAATCCCGCACTCCGTGATTTCTGGACAACCCGTGAGACGCCTGAAGGCGACCCGGTGCGGTTCAGGGTGTTACACGGTGGCCGGATGTCCTCCAAGTCCCACGACATGGCCGGTGTGGCCATAGCCCGGGCAAACTTCAGCACCGAACGCTTCCTGTGCCTGCGGATGTTCCAGAACCGTATCGCCGACTCGGTGTACACGTTGTTGAAGGACAAGATCAGCTATTTCGAGCTGGACAAGAATTTCAAGATTTACGCCGACGCCATTGAGCACAAGACCAACGGGTCGCTGTTCCGGTTCTACGGTGTGGCGCGCAACGTCGACGAGATCAAATCGTTTGAAGGTGCAACGGTGTCATGGTGGGAGGAAGCCCACCTGATGACTGAATCAGCGTTCAACACGGTGCGCCCGACGGTCATGCGTAACGATGGCGCCGAGATGTGGTTCTCGTTCAACGCCCGATTCGCTACCGACTTCGCCTGGAAGCGTCTCGTTATCTCGCCGCCACGCGGTACGCTGATCCGTCAAATCAATTACGACGAAAACCCGTTCCTCTCCCCTTCCGCCTTGGCTGATATCGAGTCGGCGTTTGAGGAAGACTACGACCTCGCGATCCACACGTACAAAGGCGTTCCGTTCGACAGCGACGACAGTGTCGTTATCAAACGTGCGTGGCTCCAAGCCGCTGTAGACGCGCACAAGATCGTTAAACCGCTGTCGGGTACATGGACCGGGGGCAAGACCGTTGGTTACGACGTGGCGGACGATGGGGACGACAAGAACGCCACCACTACAATGGATGGGATGGTCTGCATCGACCTCGACGAGTGGAAAGGCGGACAGGATGAGTTACGAGAGTCGGCAGCCCGTGTGAAAATGACCGCCGAACGTCTCCAGGCGTCGCAGATCGGTTACGACAGCATCGGGGTAGGCGCTGGTACAGGGTCTCACCTGAACTCGTTGCTGTGGCGCCGTCACTACCGTTTCAACGCTGGCGGCAAGGTGAGCGACCCGAAACGTCACTACGGCGACACCAAGATCACCAACGAGGACTTTTTCGCAAATCTGAAAGCCCAAGCATGGTGGCTCGCAGCGGATCGCTTCCGTAACACGTATCTGGCCGTGACAAAGGGTCGACAGTTCCCCGCTGATCAGATGATCAGCCTGTCGAGTGAGTGTGACGCGAAGTTGTTGAACAAGCTGATTGATGAGCTGTCGACGCCCATGCGTGACTTCGACAACGCGGGGAAGGTCAAGGTGGAGAGCAAGAAGGATCTGGCTAAGCGCGAGATCGTATCCCCCAACATCGCAGACTCGTTCATCATCGCTGCGTGCCGGGGGATGTTGGCGAAAGTGCCGATTGGGTCGATGTTATGACGCTACGAATGCTTCGGCCTCACACCACAGCGTGATGGCTGTATCACAGGTCATTTTAAGCGGTAATTCGTCATCGTCTAGATCTACGCTCACAACGATGTATTCCCGACCAATAGTGAAATACCCGTCGTGACGATCAGGAATCGCTACACATTTCAACACCTGACCGACGGTGAACCCGTCAGGTAACGAAGCGTAGAGTTCCGATAAACACTTGTTGGTCCGATCCGTAGCATCCTCGAACAGTTCGACACCGTCTTCACGGCTACCCTGTTCAAGCATTGCGTCTTTGATAGCTGATCGCACCGCATCGAACAGATCACGCTTGTCAAGTGTTACGTTGTTGTCACCCATGATGTTTCCCCTCTGTGCCACGTTTAAGATACACTGGAGCATATGACACTATGACGGGTTCGTCAACATGACTTTACCAGCCACTACCGACGGACTTGTTAACGTCGCTTCCGGTCTCGGCACCTCGAAGGCTAAGCGGTCTCACAACCAGTTCTGCTACTCAGTCCTTAACAACTGGGCGAGCTGGGACGCGGCCTATACTACCAGTTGGCTAGCCCGCCAGATCGTCGATATTCCCGCTGAGGACATGACGCGTGAGTGGCGTACGATCAAGTGTGACGGTGCTGACGAGATCCGCGCCGAAGAGGATCGCCTCCACATCCCGATGGACTGCAACGAGGCGCTGAGCTGGGCACGTCTGTACGGTGGTGGCGGCATTCTCATGATTACCGGTCAAGATTTGACCAAACCGCTCAACCTGAACGCGGTGCGCAAGGGTGACTTGCAACGTGTGATCGTGTTCGACCGCTTCGATATGCAAGCGATGACGCTCAACACCTGGAACGTCCTGGCAGCGAATTACCTCGAACCGGAGTTCTACACCATCAACGGTGGTGGACAACAGGTTCATTGGTCACACTTTGCGCGGTTCATGGGCGCTAAGCTGCCACGTCGTCAACGTGCACAGACGCAAGGTTGGGGCGACTCGGAACTGCGCAAGTGTCTCGAAGACATTATGGACATCGTCGCGAGTAAGGACGGTATCGCTGAGCTGATGCAGGAAGCGAACGTCGATGTGATCACCCGTGTGGGGTTGAGCGACGAATTGGCGAGTGATCAGGACTCGGCGATCATCGACCGTTACACCCTGTTCAGTCAGATGAAGTCGCTCGTGCAGATGGCGTTGCTCGACGGTGAAGAGACGTACGACCGTAAGACCCTGGACCTCGCCGGGGTTGCCCCGGTGCTTGAAACGTTGATGACGTGGATCAGTGGTGCCGCCGACATTCCTGTCACTCGACTGTTCGGTACGTCTGCCAAAGGGCTCAACGCCACCGGTGAGGGTGACAACACCAACTACAAGAATTCGATCCGCTCGAAACAACTGACGCAGCTCGACCCGGGCCTACGCTCACTCGATCAGGTGTTGGTACGTTCAGCGCTGGGGTACTGGCCGGAGGATTACAACTACGTCTGGAACCCACTCGATCAGCCCGACACTGTGGCGATGGCGACAGCCGCGAAGCTGCGTGCTGATACGGATATCGCGTATCTCGACGCGAGTGTGGTTCAAGTGAGTCAGATTCAGCGCCGTCTCCAGGCTGAAGAGGCGTATCAGTTCAACGACGAGGACATCGAGGAACTTGAAGGGTTGGAGGAACCGAACATGCCTGCTGAACCGGTTGTTGAAGAGAAAGCGCCAGCGTTATCGACTGACGCGTTCATGAGTGCGTACACCGCCCTGACCCGCGACGGTGTATCACACGATTCGGCTATGGCTGTGTTGATGGGGTGAGACGGTAGGCGACGATATAATCGTCCCGCTCGTGACCCCACCCCCAGTTATTGGCGCTATATCCGAATTTCTCGTCACCGTCACGTAAACGGACATCGACGATTTGAAGAGGGTGTACAGGTCGTTTACCACCGTTCCACTCGATCCACCCGTCGCTGTCATCCAGCGTCACAACCGGCTCACCACGTGGCGCACCCCAACCGAGTTCAGCGAGTCGCACAACGATCTCACCGTGACATTGACCGGCGTGTTCAAACAGTGCGTCGGCTTCAGCCTGTGCCGCCTTGGCACGTGCTTCAAGGTCGCGCCACTCAGCCAGCATCGTTTCGAGTGTTGGGGTCATTGCACGTGCTCCCATTTGGCCCGGGCGACAAGTTCGAACGTCGAGATGTACAGATCCTCACCATCGTCCATTGCCAATTTCACGTTCTGGCACGTATCGTCATCCTCGATTTTTACGACAATGCCGATCTCACCGATGCGATATGCGAGTTCATGGGGATGACGCGTGTTTACACAAACAACTTTGACTTTGTCGCCGATTACCAGTTCGTTGTGATGCATGGGTGTCGCTCCGTTGTGTTAATGTGAACCGAACTGTAACCCCTTCTGACGGACTCGTCAACACATGGTTCGATATAACGCAGCACTTCAGCGAATCGCCCGGGCGGTGAGGAAAGACATCGACGAGGTGATCGTTCCGCTCGTGAAACAGTACGCGCCTGAATACGTTCAGGACTCGACGCCGACACTGGACGGCTGGGCCGACACCATCGCCAGGGCGTTACAATTCCTGCTCGGTAAGTGGCTCTCCCCTCCCGCACGTCAAGCAGCCGAATCAATCGCGTCGGAGTTCGTAAAGTCACAGATGCGTGTGAATTCACGTGGGCGACAGTCGTTCGGTATCGACGTGTTTAGCAACTCGCAACAGGCGCGCAACTATCTCGACGCAGCGACCTATCAGAACGCCACGCTCATCACGTCGATTCCTGCGCAGTACCTGGAACAAGTGTCGAACATCGTCATGGCGAATATGCGCGCCGGTATGCGACCGTCGTTCATCGAGAAGGCGTTGAGCGAGCAATTCGGCGTTACGGCGCGTCGGGCGAAAATGATTGCACGCGATCAACATGCCAAAGTGCAAGGCGAGTTGAATAAGCGTAAACAGACCGCTGCAGGATTTTCGTACTTCCGCTGGGTCGACAGTCATGACCAACGCGTGCGCCATCGCCACCGTGAAATCGCGGACAAGGTGACGGAATTCGGCAAGGGCGTATACGCCTGGAGCGATTTGCCGCTCAGCGACAAGGGTGAACCAATTCAGCCGGGTAGCGATTATCAATGCAGGTGCATCGCAATCGCTGTCCCGGACTCGAAGGTTAAGGCGTTTCAGGAGGGTAAGGGTTGAGTTGCAGCTCCAACAGGAACGCCACACAGCACATCGCGTGCGCAAGGTGAGGGAGACCGGTCTCACTGTCCAGAAGCTCGCCCCGTCGATGTGAGTTCACGTGGCGCATGAGCGCGTCCAAGTAACGTTGGTCACCATTCGCAACTTTGCGCCAGTTGTCGGGACCATACTTCGTCGCACCAAACGTCAAAACCTCAGCCATTGCCGTTTCTGCTCTCGCCGGGATGAGGCTCATCAGCGGTTTCCCGCTATCAAATTTCATACCTTCCATCGTTGATGTCACCTCATTGACGTTTTCGTCATATTGTCAGTCGATACAAGTTGCGTCAACCCTTCGCACACGTTATTGTTTGGTAAATATTGCGAGGGCGGGATCAATGACAAAGACGTGCGTGAAATGCGGTATCGAAAAACCGTTGACGGAATTCCACAGAAACAAGAAGTGTGGACGCGGGGTTGATAATCGCTGTAAGTCGTGTAAAAACCAGATCAAGCGCGAGTACGATGCACTCAACGAAACAAAACAAATGGGTGTCGAGTATCGCAAAGGCGAAGTCTACAAAGCCGGACGTGCAAGACAAGCCCAGGCACGAGCCGACAGGCGTAAAGATAAAGCCGAACAAAATCGTATCGCGGTGGGTGAGTTATTCGTCTCGCGAGTTGATGCACTCGCCCAGAGTCTAACCCGTTACAACGAAGGTGTGCTGTGCAAGCGGGGTCATAGGGGTGAGCGATCTACGGCGAATAACCAGTGCCTCGACTGCATGACATTGAAGCGGTTATGCCCAGATTACAAAGCGATGAAGGCCGATTACCACCAGACGAATCGTTCTCACATGATCGCGAAGAATGTTGAAAACCAACGTCGGCGTTACGCAACTGACCCGGGATACAAAGCCGCGACAGCAGCTCGCAATATGCTCAAACGAGTACTGGCGGCGGGTCAGAATCGGAAGGTTGGTCGATCAAGCACACTACTCGGCTACACCGGTATCGAATTAATGGATTACATGACATCCCTTTTCACCGGCGGGATGAGTTGGTCGAACTACGGTGATTGGCACATCGACCACATCCGACCCGTATCGCTTTTTGTTGCTGAAGGTGTCACCGATCCAGCCATCGTGAACGCATTATCCAACCTTCAACCGTTATGGGCTGAAGACAATTTTGCGAAACGCAACAAGTTTGATAATCCGTAACGTCGTGATAGTATGCGTGCAGTCACATTCATAGGCTGACACCGTGCTACTGACCATCAATGATCGCGCAAGCCATAAAATCACCCATCGTGAGTATACTGACGAGGGTTTCTTGCGCGTTCCAGGCCGTGTCGCCCGCACCGGTATTCAAGAATATCTCGCACGCGAACTGGGTTTGCCCGGTGACCCGAATCGGGTTGTCCGTGTGTATCGCCCACCTTCCGAGGTGTTTAAAAGCGAATCCCTATCGTCGTTTGACGGTGCGGTAATCACCATTGACCACCCTGCGGGCCTTGTTAATAGCACCAATTACAAGAAGGTCGCCGTCGGCGTCGTCCGTGGTGTCGGTGTGCAGGATGGCGATTTCGTTAAATGCGATCTGATTTTTCAGGATGCTGACGCGATCAACGCGATCAACGCGGGCAAGTGCGAACTATCATCTGGCTATACCGCCGTTTACGATGACACTCCGGGTATCACACCCGAGGGTGAGCCCTACGATTACACTCAAACCGACATTAAGATCAACCATGTCGCGGCTGTGTATAATGCTAGAGCGGGCTCTCAAGCCCGTGTGTTCGACCATACCCACTCTGGAGGCAACACAATGCCTGTACTCATTACCACTGATAGCGGGCGCAGCGTTGATGTTGCTGATCCTGCAAATGCTCAGGTAGTCGCCGACGCGTTCGACCGACTCACCCTGCGCGCAACCACTGCTGAAGCTGCCGCCGAGAAAGCTCAAGCGACTGCCGACGGTAACGCCGAGAAATTGTCCGCCGCTCTGGCGCTGGGCAGCGACGACGCGATCAAGTCCCGTGTGGCCGCCCTGGGTGCGCTGAACACCACCGCTCGTAAAGTGGCTGGCGATGCGTTCACCTGCGACAGCGTCGACCCGACCGAAGTGATGCGCGCCGCTCTGCTGGTCAAGCGTCCATCCGTTGACTGGGCTGCGAAGTCCCCGGCGTACATTCAGGCATCGTTCGACATGGCTGCTGAAGCCGAGCCGACCGGAACTGATGTCACGACAACTGTTACCGGTGACACCGCGACCGTGCTGAGTCAGTTGTTGGCTCTGGCCAAGGACGCGTCGGGCAAGTCTACCGCTGACAGCGTACCGGTCGCCGACGCGTACACCACCTACAAAGAATCTCAGGCCAACGCCTGGAAAGGAGCGCAGCAATGAGCGTACAAGGCGGCAATGCGATTAACCACGGCGTCGCGTATGCGGGCATGGTCTCCACCGGGTTCCAACTGCTGAACAGCGTATCGAAGCTCAACAAGGGTACGGTGAACCTTGCGTTCGGCCTAGGCGTAGTGACCGATGGTGATGACGGTGCGAAATTACCCGTATCGACCTCGACCGCTGCGAACTTCATCGGCGTGATCAAGCGTGAACTGAATCGCGCTTACACAGCTACCGATGTGGTAGGCGCCACCGCTAAGCGCGACATGACCGTTGTTACCAGCGGCGAGATATGGGTAACTGCCCGTGTGGCCGTAACCAAAGACGACCCGGTATGGGTGGTCATCGGCGATGGTACTGGTACTAACCAGGGTCAGTTCTCGAACGTTGTCGGCGCTGCTGCGACCCTGGCCGTTCAAGTGCCGGACGCCAAATGGACCAGTTCGGCAGGTGCCGGTGCGCTGGCTAAAATCACTCTGAACATTGGGGGCTGATCATGACTCAGCGCACTAAGATTTCTGTAGCCGTAGCTGACGCATACGCTGAGCGCAACGGTCTGCCAAAAGGTCACCAGATTACGTTCACTGACGGTCTCCCGACCGTGGACGATGGTCTGGCGTTCTACATTTCGCAACTGGCGAATCTTGAAGCTAAGATTTATCAGTCGAAATACACCGCGATCAGCTTTGCTGAACTGGTACCAATCAACACGAACGTTCCTGAATGGGCCGATTCGTGGGATTACATCTCGTACGACGCGGTCACCATTGGTAAATTCATCGGTTCTAGCGCCGATGACCTGCCGAACGTTGCCATCGCTGCAAACAAGTCCTCGGTGCCAATCGGCTACGCTGGTAACAGCTACGATTACAGCCTGGACGAGCTGCGTAAGTCCCAGCAACTGCGTATCCCGCTGGACACCACCAAGGCTCAGGCGGCATTCCGTGGTTCGCAGGAACACACCCAGCGCGTGGCTTACTTCGGTGACGCCTCTCGCCAGATGACCGGTCTGTTCAATAACGCCAACTTGGCACTCGATTCGTCGACTGTCGACTGGTACAACGCCGCCACCACTGGTAACCAGATCGTTCAGGACATGAACACCCTGCTGACTAAGGTATGGATCAACTCGGCCAACGTGCACGTTCCGAACGTTCTGGTCATGGACTCGGCGCGTTACTCGTTCATCTCCACCAAACGTATGGAAACCGGTACTGACACCACCGTGCTGGAGTTCTTCCTGCGCAACAACCTGTACACCAACCTCACCGGTCAGGCGCTGCGCGTGGTTCCACGCCTGCAACTGTCCGCCGCTCAACTCGCCATCGGTGGCGTGTCGAACGGCTCGAAGGATCGTATGCTGGCGTACGAACTGAACGACGAAAACCTGGGCATGGTGAACCCGATCCCATGGCGCGCACTGGCTCCACAAATGCGCGGCCTGAACGTGTTCATCCCTGCCGAGTACAAGCTGTCCGGCGTGGAGTTCCGCTACCCGTTCAGCGCGGCTTACCGTGACTCGATCTAAGGTGTAATGATTGACCCGCTTCGGCGGGTTTTTCATGCTCGGGTATTGACGGACTCGTCACAGTGGTGCAGGATTACCCGACACATAACAGTTTGGGAGGGTTGCGGATATGAAACTGATTGATATTTTGGCGCGAGAGCTGAAGGAGTGGCCGGAAGGTGTTGAGCAGCTGACTCAATCGCAGGTTGATAACGAGCTGTACCAAAGCTTTCCTGAAGATCATCCGATGGGGGCGCATTCGCTTGCGCCAAAAGTTGACCTTGAAACTCATCACTCTGAGCGTGACCCGTACCCGGTCGTCACCCGCGCCGAATGGCAGGTCGCAGTTGATGCGGTGAATGAGCCGAAGGTTACCGAATGGAACGGCGAAGAACTGCCGCCGGTTGGGACGGTGTGTGAGTTTATGAAACACAGTTCACCGCCGTCACCGGAAGGACAATGGGCGGTTGGTGATATTCGCTACGTTAGCGACTGCACTGTAATCATCGGTGGTGATAAATGTGAACACGTTCATCATCCGCGAAACTGTTCTTTCCGCCCAATCCGAACGCCTGAGCAGATCGCGGCGGAAGAGCGCCTGAAAGCAATCGACGAAATGGCAGCGGTCTACAAGTCGAACTATGAAGGCCACGTCAAGGATGGCTGCCAAGCACTCTACGACGCCGGTTACCGCAAAACTGATGTACAATAATTCCCAACCTGAAACGAGGTAACACCACATGCTGCTGCGAAACAATTCGAGCCGACTGATCACCATCAACGCCCCGATGACCGACGGTGGTTACACCACATTCTTCGACATCAAGCCCGGTGAAAACCCAGCGGTCGAAGTACCGGATGAGCTGTGCAAATCCGACTTCGTGAAAAACCTGCTCAATACTGGCGACCTGACCCGCATGACCCCGGCTGATACCGACGGCGACGATAATCTCGAAGCGCTGCGTAACGAAGCGCTGCTGCTCGGTATCGACGTCAAGAAAACCTGGAACGCCGACAAGATCCGCACCGAGATTGACAAAGTCAACGTGTGACGGTAATGTCAATTGCATCAACCAGCGCCAGCAATGCCGTTACGGCTCGGAATGCATCACAGGTTTAGCGGTCGTCCTTCTTCGCGACCAGATCATCGCGCCAACGTGGATCAAAGCGCCTGAGATGTTTGAGTAAACCGTAACCCCTACCCCAGCCACTTTAACCGGTGCGACTGGGGTTTTTACCGTCTGTCATGCTATTCTGTAGCGCAACGACACATAGGAGTGGCCACCGTGGTCATCACCCAGGCAATGATCGACAGCTTCCGGGCTGAATTCTTCGCGTTCTCCGACGTTACCAAATGGCCCGACGCGCTGATCAGTTGTGCATTGTGCGAGGCTGACGCCGAGACGGGTTCGAGTCGCTGGGGTGCGTACGAGGACGAGTGCCACAACTTCAAGCGGCGTGGAATGTTCTACTTCGCTGCGCACTGGCTCGCGACGAACTACGGCACAACCGGTGTGACCGCTGATCCCAACTCTGAGGCGCGGTTGAACGTCGCCAGCAAGTCAGTAGGTGATGAGGCTATCGCGTATCGGGTACCTAAGATGATGGACGTGGGCGACGACTGGTTGACCTTCACAGTGTACGGTCAGCAGTTCTATCGCCTGCGTCGTCGCGCTGGCATGGGCGCTATTGCGGTTTAACAGCCGCTGCGTCCTTAATCGTACGACGTGGGTTCTGCACAACGAAACTCTCGTTCTGATGTGCGTCGTTGTAGAACATGTCGCTGCACACGAACCCGGCAGCCTGGAGCGCGTCACGTGCGATCTTTGACAGCGTCGCACGACTGGCACCCTTGAACGTTATGGTCGCGTTAGTCATAAACCCCTCACGTATGCGGATGCTGGATAACCTGGGACTTCGTCAGGCCACGTCTGGTGATACACAGGCTTGGGTTTGGTCGACTTGTTCTCGCGCAGGACGAAGAACCTTAGTGCCAGTAGCGCGATCATACCGACCGCCCCGCTTCGTCTTTCAGTCGCTGACATTCTTCGACGCTTGGTTTGTTGACGCGACCGTCTTCCCAGCTCCGGCGTGGCGCTTCACCCTTCAACCGACGGAACACGTTGCCGACTTTGCGACGGATCAGACGCTGCGTGAAACTTTGACCGGTGACGATCTCGTAAACAGTGCCAGCGATGTCAGACAGGAAGTATTTCATGGTTGTGACTCCATCGGTTGGGGTTCGATGGAGTCACTGTGGATCATAATGACGAGCCTGTCAATATAATTATTATCACGCCGCCGCAGGGACCAGTGTGAGCTCAGGTGGTGCGAATCGAAGGAACCGCTGCATAACCATGCGTACTTCGCGTTCCATCTCTTGCTGATGATCGGTGGGGATCTTCTCAGCGAGTAGCATCGCATCATGCCACAAGGCGCCTATGAGGCTGTCGGGACCTTTGACGTCCACACCTTCCATCTCAGGGCGCGACGGCGCTGGCGGCTCGGCAAGCTTGCGCTGGTGCGAGGCTGCGCGTATCTCACGGATGGTCGTACGCATCGCCCCGACCGTCTCAAAGCTGAGTACGTCAAGACCCAGGCGGTAAGCGGCTCGGAAGGTTGACACGTAGAGTTTCACTGCGTCGGGTGCTGGCTTCTCTTTCGAGCCTGCCACGGGGCGACCCGCTGTCTGACTCCACCCGTTGATTTTGAAGGCGTCCCGAACCACCTCGTTGAAGTGACCCAGGTCGGCAACGTCCTCAGCCTTCAAGGTCGAGAACATCCCGTTTGCGGCGCTTTCCACGCCTTTGGCTTTGCGTGCGATGTTGGTGAAGTCCACTGCTAATGTTTGAGCGTTCATGGTGCACTACCTCAAGTGTTTAGGTTGGGTAGCGTCCGTGCATGTGTAGCACCGTCGTTGTCATGTCTGTGCGGCACTGACTTAGCCCCAGTTAAGGGGCTTGAGGTGGGTAGGGCTGATCAGGTCCGGGGGCGCTGTACCCATTGACCGTCCAGGGGCCCACCCTTCATTCGAACCCACTGCATACCTCTTGCTGGGCGTTTAGAAGGTCTTGGGTCGTTTACACCGATTACGTATTTCATCTCATCTTGCTCCGTTGTTCGTTTCAGTAGGGTCAGTATTATCCAGAATGACGGGTTCGTCAATACCGTTGGTCAGGTACTCAGTGACCAGATCATGTCAAATAGTCACAGAACGTCCACTGTAATTTTCCAGTCACGGAAATGAAGACGACCCAGTAGTCACAGAGTGACCAGTAACGACTATCTAGTCATGAAATGTCTTTTCTAGGGTCACCGGTGCTGAAACCATACCCCGTACCCCGAAACTCGCAAACTATCCGGGGTACGATTCTAGCGCTCTAGCACGCGGGTTTGAGGGGTGTTAACCGAATACCCCGCATCGATCTCACTCTCACGCCGCTGGCTATATACGTTACTGTATTACATACATACCATCCCTATTCTAATATTATTTATTAAGGGTATCGGGGTATAGAATAAAAGGAGGTGTCTATCCCGGTACTCTCAGCGATACCCCGAATGTCTACCCCGTATAGAATTACCGGGGTAAGGATTGTCACGACAACCATTGTGGTATTATTCGACCCATGGCTATCTCCCTGAAAACCGTTGACTTCCAACGGGCCGTCGACAAACTGAAAACGGAACTGAAAACGTTTCGCGGGGGCAAGTACGCGCTCGTCGGAATTCATGAGGATGCCGGAAAAGTCGAAGGTGAGCAGATGACCGAGGCTGAACTCGGCGCGCTTCAGCACTTCGGTACTGATGGACCCCCTAAGATTCCAGCACGCCCCTGGCTCGACGTCGGCGTGCAGTCAGGTACGGTTGATGTGATCGATTACGTTCGCGACCAGATCGGCAAAGGTGCAAACCTTGACACGGTCATCGAGGGTGTCGGCATCTTGGCGGCTGGGGCGACTCAGCAGTACATCACGGACCTGAAGACACCACCCAACGCACCGTATACAATCGCCAAGAAGGGATCGGATAACCCCCTTATCGACACGGGGCGCATGCGCGCCTCTGTCACATCCACAGTCACCGACGAAAAACCGACAGAGGGCCTTGTATGAGTTTGCTGATGACCGGACATATCGACGCGGTATTCGTCTCGGTCCCTGCAACCCGTACCGCGATGACTGGCGGCGGCTACGTCGACGGGATATTCGTACCCGGCTCGACGACCACATCCGATTACATCGTGAATATCCAGCCGGTGAGTGAGCGCGAACTCGACTTCTTGTCACAAGGCGGGGAGCGTATCGTCGACCCACGCCGGATCTACATCAACGACGGCAACATGCAACTGATCGACCAGACCGGTACGTGGACGTTCCTCGGTCAGACATGGAAGGCGCATCGGTGCGATAATCGATACTGGCGTGACTACTGCAAGTGCATCGTATCGAGGATCGACGACCAGTGACCAACGAACAGCTTTTCGCCATCCTACGACCGATCATCATGCGCGTGACGGGCGTTCCTGAGTGCATCCTTGCAGACCAGAACGCCAAGTCGCCCACAGGTGAATACGCATCGATTCGACCACGTCAGAGCATCGACCAGCGTGGACAAGCTCACATCTACTCGCTCGACAAGATCGGCGACCTCGTAACCGTTGACGTGCGCGCCCAGGTTATCGCCACAGCAAGTGTGAATTTCTACCGGGGTGACGCAATGGCACGGGTTGAACGCCTCAAGGAGTGCAACAAGCGCCCAGACGTGTCGATGGATCTATTTCGCGCCAAGGTACGGTGGTTGGGTACGTCAGCCGCCAACAACCTCACAGCGTTACAGTCGGTCAATTGGGAGCAGCGTGCGCAGATCTCGATTCGTCTCGGTTACGAGGTGTCGAATATCAACGACGTGAACAATATCCTCAGCGCCAGCGTGATCGTCGAGAACGAAGACGGTGATGTGTTGCAGACGATCGATGTGGCCCCGATTCAGCCGGTATTTCGGTCGACGATGAGCGAGAGTATTCGCACCACTATGGGTGGCGCGTTTCGAATCGGGGTGATGGTATGAGTTATCCGGTGACCAATTTCATACGAATTAATACTTTCACACGGGGGTCGAGGGTCGCGCCGATCCCGGAAGAACCTGACCCCGTGATTCGGTCAACGATGGGTGATAAGATTCGTACCACTATGAGCGGCGCGTCCCGTTCAATCAAATGAGGATGTGACTATGGAAACCGCAACACTACTGGATTTAGCGCCATCCCCAGGCGTCCTTGCAGGTTCTGAGGTGCTTGAGACAGTTGTGGGCGGTGCGAGTGTCACGATCACAGCCCAGCAGGTCGCTACCATCGCCACAACGGCTTCAGCGCTGGACGCCCAGGCACGTGTTGATGCATTGAATGGTGGCGCGCCTACCGACTTGAATCGACTGGTTGAGATTGCAGCGGCGATCAACAACGACCCGGCGTACCACACGACGGTCGATAATGCGTTGGCGACTAAGGTTAATGTTGCGGATTTAGCGAATATATCTGATTTGAGCAAGGGTGCCGGATCGGTAGGTAATGGCGCCATAGCCGTGAGTACCGTTGCAAATATGATTGGTCTGACCGGGATGACTACCGGGCAACGTGTTAGTACCTTCGAGTATTCCGCCGGATCAGGGGGTGGTGGTACGTACTTGTTTACTGTGTCCGGTAGCCCACCAGCCAATAACAGCGTCACTATTTTTCGATCTACTGATGGGACTGGTTACTGGTCACTGATCCATAACGGAACGATTGACGTTAAGCAGGCCGGTGCGGCGGCTGGAATTGATTGTTCTGCGGTATTCGCCGCCGTTGTGGCCGCCGTTGTGGCCAGTAATGGCGCAATCTCACGTGTGATATTCTCAGCGGTGACTGGTGGTCAATACACGGTTGCCAGTCAGGTTCTGTTCAATTGCAGCCAGATTGTCTATGAGTTCCAGGCAGATGTGGTGAATACCTCGACGACCTATGCAACCCCATTAATTTTCGCTCACGATCTGAATGCCCAGCCAACCGCAGCACTGCTCAACGTAACGATCATCGGCAACGGTCATAAGTGGGATGGTAACGGTGCTGCCATCTTGGCAGGTATGGGACTTGGTCCCGGTGTGTTACCTTCAACTTTCCCAGCGCCGATGTTCAACTACATCGATAATCTGAATATCCACGAGACTGATTTTGCCAATGGCGTTTATGACAGTCTGAATCTGCGTCAGTGCCGAAACCACAAAATCACCAACTGCATCTTTCGCGACGCCACGCAGTATCTGGCCAACGGCCTGAATATTACGACCAACTGGGCTACGTACGTGCGCGGCGATTACAGCACCTATAGTCACGGTGTTGTCGAAGACTGTTTGGCCTATAACAACTCGTCCATGGGGATGACCTACTACCATTGCTGCGGCGGCACGTTCCGGCGGTGCATTGCGCACAACAACGGATTAAACAATGGCTCTGGCGGCTCCGGGAGTGGATTCAGCTATGAGATGCCATCCGGGGCGTTCTCGATCAAATACGCAGACGGGCTATTTGACGACTGCCACGCCAACAACAACGGTATCAATGGATACTATATCAACACGCCAGGAGTTCTGGTTAATGCTGCATGCACCTCTTTCGGAAACGGTGTTCTTGGACTTGCAAACGATGTAAGCGGATTGCAGATGTGCGGAGTCTGCGTTTCTGGCGCGGATCAAGTAACGGTGCTTGGGAAACATCAGTTCAACGCTCGACACGGTGTTTCCTTCCTCGGTGCGTCAGGACTGCAACCCACGTGGAACTGCGCGGGAGAATATGGCGACAACGCGGGTAGCGGCATCAATATCCAAGGTATATATCGTGGCGGGGTTGCACCCGGTACCAAACTGTTCCGCAACGGTCGCACGTTGATCGGTGGGCAAAACCTGACGGCGCTCAACGTATCGAACTCTACATATAACAATGCGGCAGGGGAGTTCATTGCCGTAGGTCTTGAGTTCGACAGCAATGGCGGCAGGGATATCAACATAGGGAACGTTCGAACGGTCCGGATAGCAGGTAATAACTGCGTCAATAGTAACGACATGCGAGGCTCAAGCGGGGGTACCGGGTTTGGGTTTGGTGCCATCGCCAATCTGTTTCTCAACACCAACTTTATGGATGTGGTGGGTAACGGTTGGACCACTAACGCCTATGTAATCGGCAACGATGTAACGAACGTCTACCAGTTTGCAAATAAATCAAACCAAGCCACCGGTAACGTCATGACGAACAGCGGCAGTACTAAGTTCGGCATTTCCAGCGCCGCACGCATCACGACCGGTACGCATACCACATTGACCGCTCTACCGGCTACCGGTACAGCCACCCTGACGGATGTTTCGAATGTGCTTGCCACCCTCATCGAATCGCAGAAAGATGGGTTGATGCAGGGTTGATAGTCACACCATCGAATCCCGTGATAGACTCTCGCGGGATTACACACCTTCTCGGAGTTAGCAAATGAGCTACCCAGCAACGAATGTCATTCAGATCAACACGAGAATTCGACCTGCGGGCCTCGGGACAGCTAACTTCGCAAGCGCGATGTTGTTCGCCCCGAATGGCGAGCTTCCTGTCGGGTTCACCGCTGACACTTACCGTACCTATTTCACGCTGACCGCTCTAGCGGTTGACTTCCCGGACACCACCGAGACGTACAAGGCTGCCCAGCGTTGGCTTGGTGGTACCCCGGCAACACGTGAACTCAAAGTGTGGGCAACCGCCGTTGCCGATGCGACCTTCACCGCTACACTGAACAAAGCGCGTAACGTCGTCTGGTGGTACTGGACGCTCATCACCGCCCCGATTCTGGCAGTTGAAGCGACCGCTACACTGATCGCCCAATGGTGTGAAGATAACGGTTCGATGTTCATCAACAACCAGACCGGTACGTCGGCTGGGCTGATCCGTGCGAACACGGCGGGCAACATCGCGATTGATTTCACGACTGCCGGGTTCCGCCACGTGTTCACCCCTGTGCATGCGACCGATGCATACGCTGGTAACGCGTTGGCGAAACACTTCGCCGCTGTGAACTATTCAGCGGACCTGTCGACCATCACTGGAGAGTTCAAGAAATCCCCAAGTGTGACCGCCGAGGATCTGACTGATACCGCTTACTCGAACATGATGCTCGACACCGTCAAGGCTGTGTTCTACACGGTCGTGGACAATCAGGGTTCGACCGATGCGGGACGCTGGATCAATACCAGAACCCACAGTGCATACGGTGAGTTTATCGATGACGTCGTGAATCTCGACGCGTTCATCAACTTCTTGACCACCGCACTGTACAACTCGCTGGCGAACGTACCAACCAAATTGCAACAAACGCCAGTCGGTCAAGCTGTGTTGCTGGGTACGGCTCGTCAGATCGGTCAACAGTTCATTTCGAACGGTTACCTGGGTCCGCGCAACTACATCAACCCAGACGATGGTCTCGAAGCGTACACCCTCGGCTTTGAAATCCTGACCGTACCCGAGGACATTCTCGACCTGTCGGAAGCTGATCGTAACGCCCGTAAATCTGCGCCGATCCGTATGCGTCTGTTCCGCGCCGGGGCAATCCATTCGGCCATCGTCGACCTCGACGTCTACTAAGGGGAACATCTGTGAGCCTATCGAACTTCTCTACGGACCTCTGTGTCGTCACTGTCAACGGTCGTCAGATCAAAGACTGGGGCGAGACTGCCACACCGTACACCGACGCCCCAATCGATCCGAAGGCGGCGCTTCGGCGCGGCCAGGGCGGTAACGCCATTCGCCTCAACCGGATCAACCCGGGGCGTGCGGTGAGCCTGTACCTGAATCCAGGTTCGCCCGACTCGGCGTACTTGCAAGGTCTCCACACGTCGAACGCCAACATCACGCTGACTTACACTCAGATTGGAACGCTCGAGACTGCTCTCGGCGTCGAAGGTGTGATGGTGAACGACGGCGAGCGTGGTCGCGGTGGTATGACCATCAACGACGATCAGTTCATGTTCGAGTTCAACAATTGGACGGCGACCCGGGGTTAATCGATGAGCCAAGTTAAAGCATTCACCGTCGGCGCCAAGACGTACAACGCGGCAATGGCCTCAGCGGTGAAGCAGGACGAACTGTTGAGCATGCTTACCGCTGATCTGATCGGTCGTGCAATGGTTGCCGCGAAAATCGGCAAGACCATTGATGATCACATTGTCACGACCATGATGATGGGCATGCAGTATGCAACCAAGACGAAAATTGCCGAAATAATCATGAACCAAGTATTCATCGCCGGGACCACGATTCCCGTGACGGTTGATGATTTCTCAGGTCGTATGGTCGAATACAATCAGCTACTCGCGAAACTGTTGGTGTTCAACCTCGGGGATTTTTCCTCATGGCTGCAAAGCGCCATCGACGACGCAATGCAGCCCCCAGCCTCGGTAAACGCGACAGCATAGTCAACTGGTATCTGATGCGACCATGCACGGGGGTGGACGGTGTATGCCCTCCCCTGTGCACCTGGGCGCAGTTGAACGACGGAACTTACAGCCTCGCTGACGTGGAACGCTTCAACGTCACAATTCAGGAACTTGTCGCCGTCAGGGTGGCGCAGATGACCACGGTGAAATAGATGGCGAACGTTCTTACCAGCTTCCTCGTGGGTATCGGCTGGGATACCACTGACTTCGATAAAGGTTCTAGAAATATTGACCGAGGTCTCCAATCGGTTAAAACGTCCGCTCTCGGCATCAGCGCTGCTATCCTCGGGGTTTTCGCTGGGGTAGCGGGTGCTGCTGTCAACACCGCCCAACGCGTCGATCAGCTCTCCCTCGCCACGCAGAACCTGAACACAAATAAGCAGTTCGTATCGAACCTGGGCGGCGCTATGAAGCTCATGGGCGGCGATGCGGCTGCTGCCCTGACCGAAGTACGTGGAATCGAGGAAGCACTCACAAACCTGCAATTGAAAAAAGAAATGGGACCGTTTACGGATCTTGCGTATGCGGGGGTGGACATCACCCATTTGACGAACAAGTCGACCGCCGAAGGATTTCTGTCAGAACTTTCCGATCAACTCCCCAAGCTGAATAATAACCAGCGGCAAATCGTTCAGAAGTCACTCGGTCTGTCCGACGCCACGATGAAGGCGATTAGCAACGGTAGTCAGCAGTTCGAAGCGTTGGTACAGCGCTCTCAGGACTTGACAGGGACGATCACACAGCTCACCGATAATTCGCGAAAATTGAGTGACCAGATGGCCGAGTTCGGCCTACGCATGATCGGTATTACAAATGAGCTGACTGAGAAAACCCTCCCCGGACTCGTGAGCCTATCGACTTGGGCGAACCAGTTTGTTGAGAAACATCGCGATGATATCTCGGGCGTGATCGATACAGTCGCTGAGAACCCAGGTTCGACAGTCGCGCTCGGCGGTGGTGCATTGGCGACGGCGCTCGGCGCGTTGACCTCGAAGCTCGGTCTGACCAGCCTCGGGGGTGCAGCGTCCAAGGTCGGTACAGCAGGTATGATCGTCGGAGGTGCAACACTGGCTACCGATGTGACATTCGATACCCTCGAAACACATTTCCCAGGTCTGAAATCATTTGAACAAAATATGGACCAAGGCGCCCGTAACATGGGTCTCGGTAAACTCGTCGATTTTTCCGATTGGTTGTTCAATACCGAAACGTCACCATCGAATACCCCATCGTGGTACGACAAGCAGCAATTACCCGACCAGTCGAACTACACACCCGATGCAATGCCGACACCGTATAAAGACGTCACACCCGCGTCTGACGAAGCGAATGATGCATTGGTGAAAGCGATCCAGGCGGCGAAGGTGAACGTCTCCAACAATGTGAACTTGAACGTCACACTTGATGGTCAGGCCATCGACGCCAAAATCACCGAAGTTACAGAGCGTGCCAATTACAGTACAATCGACGACGTCCGCTCTTCGACGTCGAGGTAACCCGTGAGCATTGTTCAACTCTTCACCAAACAGGCGCCGACCATCGCGGGTTACTCATTCGACGCGGTGCTGGAAGACACGTTCGAAGCCACGGTGGAAGTGACGACTTATCCGATTGAGTCGGGTGTGCGTGTGGCGGATCATCGGATCCTGCAACCGTTTAAATGGTCGCTCGTCGGAGCGGTGAGCAATAATCCTCTCAAGGTACAACTGACCGACTTCCTCGGCGGTGCGTTATCGAACCTGACGAATAACCCACTTGTGTCGACTGTTGCGGGTTTGTCAGCGGGTTTCCTGGCGGGCAGTGATGAGACACGTGCCAGCACCACGTTACAGTTTCTGATCGTTCTCATGCAATCGGGCGATCCCTTCACCATTGATGCTGGTGACATCACGTTGAATAATATGGTGATCACTCGTCTGTCGCGCACGAAAGACCCAAGCAACGAGAACGGTTTGATATTCGTTGCGGATCTTCAAGAGCTGATCACCCTGGAACGTATTTCGTTCGTCGGTCCGCCTGCACCCGATCAACTGCGTGACGGCGATCAATCGAAGTCGGCGACCACCCGGGCGATCAATCGCGGTCAGAAAATGGTCGCTGATGCGAAGGCTGCTGTTACGAAACAGGTCGATTCGGTCCTTGAGAGTATTTTCTAATGGTTGAAATTCCACTTCTCAGCGGGTCGACGAATGCCCATCAGCGCTTCTCAGTCCAACTCGGTTCGAACTTGATCAACTTCGAAATCGACTACATATCGTATCTCGACAACCCGGCATGGTCGATGAACCTGTTTCGCGATGGCTCGCCGCTCGTGCGTGGTGCGATGCTCGAGCCAGGGTGCGATGTAATCGCGAATTACCGCGCCAAGATCGGCCTACTCGTCTTCGTTGGTGACCCAGTGACGCTAGATAACCTCGGTATCGCCAACCATCTGGTATGGGTGACCGAATGAACGGTCGTACATGGTCGATGGATATCAACGGCGAACCGTACATCGAACCACAGTTCGGATTACGGATGTTCCGCGTGGTGTTCGATATCCAGATCAGCCCGGGCGATGCGTTATCACTCGCCGACATCCGAATTTATAACCTGCTCAAGACGACGGCGATTCAACAGGGTTCGTCGATTGTGTTCCGTGGTGGGTTTGAGGACGCGAGCGATACGCTATTCATCGGATACGTGACCAACGTCCTGCGCGAGCGAGACCCCGGATCTGCCGAGATCGTGACGCGCCTGATATGCAAATCAGGTGACCCCGTCAAGGATCGCGGGTCTGCGCAGGGTTCATACGGTAAGGGTACGAAGATCGTCGACGTCCTGCGCGATCTGGCGCGCTCGTGGCCCATCCAGCTCGACGTGGACGAGGGGCAGTTTGCCGACTCACCGCTGCTGGTGAGCGGTTACAACACGAATGGTGACATCCCGACGATCCTGTTCGACCTCGGGTACGCGTACGGTTTCGACTGGGTGCAGGAACGTGGTCGACTGGTCGTCACTCGCCGTAACTTCCCCCGCACTGTGACCCCGACACTGGTCAATCAATTCACCGGTATGCAAGGTATTCCCGAAGTTACGGGAGGTCCCAACGGACTGGGTGTGTTCGTAAGCGTCAGGATGAATCCGTATTTTAGGGTTAACGGTAGGATCACTCTACAAAGTGAGTTTGCGACGTACAACACCGGTAACTTATATGTTGTTGAGCTCGCAGGTGACGCGACAGCAAACGGAGACTGGAATATTTTCGCTCTGCGCCAACGTGGCGACAGTCACGGTAACCTGTGGACGACTGAGATCGACGGGATTCGTGCCGGTGCGGTAGCGCCTGCACCGGGGTCTATACCGAACTCTGTCGACGCCACGGGTGTGCTGGTATGGGGTGCCCGGGTAGCTCAGGACTTCCGTGTACGCGTGCGTCAGATGGGTGATAACCTGAATATTAACCCCGACTGGTTGATGGCGGTGATGGGGTTCGAAACGGGTTACACGTTCGACCCGACCACCAGTAATCCGGGCAGTTCAGCGACTGGTCTGATCCAGTTCCTCGAAACCACAGCGCGCGGGCTTGGGACGACGACGACTGCACTGCGCCGCATGACTGCCGTTCAGCAGTTGGACTACGTCGAGAAGTATTTTGCGCAGTATGCGAGTCGGATCACGAACCTAGGGGATTGCTATATGGCGGTACTGTGGCCAGTGGCGATGGGTCGTCCGGACTCATACGTGATGTGGACGAAGGTTGGTACGTATGCTGCTCAGTACGCTGCGAACGCAGGATTGGACGTGAACCGGGATGACCAGATTACACGGGGTGAAGCAGTTGCCCGCGTGAATACATCGCTGATGCGCGGGCAACAGTTTGCACGGTGATTACTGATCCGGGTCGATACTAAAATCGCCCGGACGACCGTAACCGAATTCATCACCGAATTGCCAGACGGCAGCGACTCGACCGGCGACAAACGTGTGAGCGACAATTCGGACGTCGCAACAATATTCCCGCGAATCCAAAATACAAATGCAGTCGACCGGTGGGAGTCCAACACCGTCAAAGGTAGTACGAACTCGGGTGCGTAACTTTTGTTTGATCTCTTCCGCGTCCACACCTAACCCCTCCCCGCTTGATTCACCGGCACGAACGTATAGTAGCCCATGCCGTGGTGATGAACGTACCAGTAGTCACTGTCGAGACGGTTCATCAGTTCCTGAAACGTGTAGATCCGCGTAGCGTACGTGCGTTTCATTTGCGATCTCTCCGTGCCCGAGTCCATCCGTTGATCCAATTGTTCGCCGACCACGGGGTTGCATCACCGAATGGATTAGCGTCCTTCGGCTTGCCAGCCAGGAATGCTGCGTAACCTTGCTCGAATGGTGTCATTGCACCACCTCCACTTCTGACATCGGTAATCCGCAGAGCATACGAACTGGGACATTATAGGTACATGCAACCGAACGCATGAGTCGCTGGACATGGATTTCCATACGACGCGTTTGTTCTTCTTTCGGGAGTTGATTCCATAGGCGGAGTGATATTAACCGTTGGATGTGTTTGCGCTTACCCTTACTGATCATTCTCGTATCACTCCCGTGCTGATGTACCGACACTGTATCACCCGTGACGAATCCGTCAATCCCTACCCGTTAAAAAGCCCGGCGAACCGGGCAACACATCAACACAAGCAGGGAGGTTGTACAGTCGCATTTAATGACGTGACTGTCAAGCGTCGTCAATGTATTATCATGTCCATATTTAATGGGGTTGACACATGGCGCATACGCGGGCACAACAGCCACAGATGCTACGGGAAGCGTTCCGGGAGATGATGAAAGGTGTTGCCACATCGTCACCCGGGCACATCCTCGCGTTCGACCCCGTGACCCAGCTCGCCCAAGTCCAGATCGGTATAACCCGTGTGGACTTGAACGGCGCGACATTTGAGCCGCCGACGATTATCGAAACTCCCGTGTATTTCCCGGGCGGCGATTATCATATCGAATACCAGATCGACCCAGGCTGTGAAGGTGACATCCTGTTCAGTCAGCGTTGCGTTGACGGGTGGATACAGACGGGCGGTGTGGCTGCAAACCCCATCGGTCGTTTCCACGATCCACAAGATGCATTCTTTCTCCCGGGCTTCCGTTCGCTACCGAATAAACTACCCGCGTTCCAGAACAACGGTATCAGGATCAGCAACAAAGCCGGTACACAGTTCGCGTGGTTAAAGAACGACAATACGATCACCATGGACAACGGTGTGGCGAACTTCAACCTGATGCCCGATGGTTCCGCATCGATGCAAAACGGCTCGGGGTTCATTCGTATCGGTGCCGACGGCATCGTTAACATCAACGGTGTCACTATCAATCCGGCGTCCCTTGTAACCACACCGAACGACGTGAAAGCTGGTACGATATTCCTTAAGACTCACCGTCATACTGGTGTCACCGCTGGTACGGCAACATCCGGGACGCCTACACCATGACAGTTCGACGCCTCGACGACGAAACCGGCGACATCGTGACCAGCGGTCAACAGTTCCTGACGGGCCGGGAAGAGATCGCGCAGACGGTGAAAACTCGTCTCGCGCTGTTCCTGGGTGAGTACTTCCGGAACATTACCGACGGTACGCCGTGGTACGAACAGATCCTCGGCAAGTTCACGAGCTTGGACGTCGCCGAGTCGGTGCTGCGTGTGCGGATCGCCACGACCCCCGGCGTTGTCCGGTTGACCAGTTTTGACACAGATTTCGATATTGATTCCCGCAAGTACAGCGTGACTGCCGGGATACTTACCATTTACGGCGTCGACGAGGTAACTTTTAATGGCTGAAGTCACGGCGCAGGGGTACGCCCTCAAGACCCAAAACGATTGGTTCGACGAGGAACGTCAGCTCTATCTCGACATTGACCCCGCGTGGAACCTGGACCCCTCGACACCAGACGGACTGAAACTCGCTCACGATGCAGAAGTATTCGGTGTGTTGGATGAGACGCTGCAACAGGCGTACAACTCCAAAGACCCGAACAAAGCCGTGGGTGTCGATCTTAATGTGATCTGCGCGCTGACTGGCACCACCCGCTCCGAGGGTACGCCGTCGAACGTCGCCGTGACGCTCATGGGTACTGACGGAACAATCGTGCCAGCCGGTAAGCGTATCGAGTCGTCCACCAACGGTTCGCGCTGGACAATCGACGAGACGGTGACGCTCACAGCCGGTACGGCAACCACTACGGCAACCTGCACCGTTACCGGCCCCACTCAGGCGGACATCGCCACGCTCACCAATATCGTCGACGTGGTAGGCGGCTGGACGGGCGTCAACAACCCCAGCGTGGCCACCCCCGGCACCGATGAACAACTCGATTCATCACTGCGAATCGAGCGGGCAACGGCGGTCGGACGCCCAGGCAATAACCAGATCGATTCGATGTATGGCGAACTGTACGCGGTGAGTGGTGTACGTCATGTCAAGATTTACGAGAACGATACGAATAGCGCAGCATTTGACGCAGTGAATAACCCGTACAGTCTCCCAGCGCATTCGATCTCGATCATCGTCGACGGCGGTGCAATTGCAGATGTAGGTATGGCGATCTACGTCAAGAAAAACCCTGGCGTACTGCTGAACCAGTCGGGCACCCCTGTCAGTACCACGGTCATATCGCCAAAGTACCCAACTAATTCCAAGTTGGTGCGATGGGCCACACCATTGTATCTGGACATGATCGTTGCGGTCACCGTGAAGAATGACGGGACGCTGCCGACGAACATTGCGGATCTCATCGACGAGGCGTTCCTCGAGTTCACAGTGGGTACGCTCGTACCTGCGGGTGATGGGTTCAAGCAGACAGGTTTTGACATCGGTGAGAGCGTTCCATATCTGACACTGACCACACCCATCAACAAGGTACTCGGTGAATTCGGTAACAGTTATATCCAATCGTTCACCGTCAATGGCGGTACATCCAATGTGGCGATAGCGTTTAACCAGCTCTCACGCTGGACGGCTGTCAACATCAGTACGACGGTGGTGTGATGAATATCCCTGACCGGATCTACGCCCAGTACCGGAACAAACCCAAGGCCGTAGCGTGGTACGCGATCACGCGTGAACTTGCCGCTGAGATCGACACGGCTGCGCAGGCGGTGCGAGGATCGTATGACATCGATAACAACGTCGGCGCACAGCTTGACGTTATCGGTCGAATCGTCGTTGCTGATCGTAACTTTCTTGCCAATACCCCGTTGGTCGTGACCCAGTTCGGCGATGTCGATGCCGAATTCGGCGATCTTGACGCGGTGTTCAGCGCTCTGAGTATCAGCACGGATTCGGAAATGTCGGATGAGTTCTTTCGACTGGTCATTCGTGCAAAAATCATCAAGAACAACAGTGACGCCACAATCGAATCGATCCTTGACGGGGTTACGTTCCTCATCCCCGGTGCGAATGTCATCCGTGTTATCGACGGTGAGGATATGTCGTTCGGTATCGAGTTCAATGGTAATCTTACTGACCTCCAGCGATGGGCGTTACTGAACGCAAAATTAATACCAAAACCGCAAGGTGTCCATTTCAATGGGTTCCTTGATAGTTACATCCCTTCGGAATTTGGTGACACTGACGCTGAATTTGGTGACCTCGACGCACAATTCCACGGTTATGTAGGAGTTTGACGCATGGCTTTACAACGTGACACGCGGTATCCGGGTCGCTGGACGACCGGTAACTCGGCGCACCCCCAAGGTGCGTTTAAAAACCGCTCCGCCCCCGGTGCGCTTGACGGTTCATATATTGAACAGGATTGGGCGAACGACTGGGATGGATTTTTCGCTGCGTTGCTGGGCGCAGCAAGCATTACCCCAAACGGTATCGTGGACACAGCGACATCGTCTCAATATTTCACGGCGTTGCAGGCTGCCGTGCCTGGACGGTTACTCGGTGCACCTCGGATATTCAGTACTCCGGGGACTTTCACGTATGCGCCAACAGCAGGTACGAAATTCGTAATCGTTGAGGTTCAGGCGCCTGGCGGTGCTGGTGGCGGTGCAGTAGCAACAGGCGCGGGTCAGAGTTCGCTTGGTGCGCCCGGTGGTGGCGGCTCGTACGCAAAGAGCCTTCTGACATCAGGCTTCTCAGGTGCGTCTGTTGTGGTTGGCCTTGGTGGCGCTGGCGTATCTGGCGCAGCAGGTAACAACGGAGGCACATCATCATTTGGCGCAGTCATTAGTTGCCCTGGTGGTCGAGGAGGAGCGGTTACAACTGCAGGCTCTGGAGCAGCATTTGAGATTGGAACGCTAAATAGCTCAGCCCCAACAGGCGGCAATATATCATCCAACGTAGGCAGTGGTAGCACTAGAATAATCTCACTCACCTCGATAACTATTGTGGCAGGTAATGCGGGCAGTACAATATTTGGTCCGGGCGGTCAGTACCTTAGCTCCGGATCGAATGGCACAGCATCTACATCTTTTGGTGCTGGTGGTGGGGCTACCGGCAATATTCCAAGCTCGTCCGCTCTCACAGGTGGCGCAGGCGCGCCTGGTGTCGTAATCATTTGGGAATATGCATAAATGAAAACTTACGCACTGATTGTAGATGATAAAGTTTTTGAGATCATACCCCCATATATAAATCCGGATGGTGTCGATGTCCCAATAGAGGACAGATACACACCCGAATTCGTGACCATGTGCGCGGTTATACCGGAAGGTATCACTGTCAACCAGGGTGATTCATATGTGGACGGTGTTTTTGGACCACCAATTGTGATTCCACCAACACCTGCTGAGATTTTGACAAGTCAGAGCATCAAGCTCCAGGGATTTACGCAGCTTGCAGCGGCGCAGAAGGTTGCACTGACGAATCGAATCGGCACGATTAACGATGCTATCGAACTTGAAATGGTAACCCCTGCTGAGGAAGCGGAATTACCGGTTCGCACACTTCAGCTCAAAGCTTGGAAGACTTACGCGGTTTTGCTGGGACGTATCACCAGTCAAAGCGGATGGCCACCCGAGGTGGAATGGCCAGTACAACCGTCAACCGGGATGGATTTGACGGTGTCAGCCGCTGCACCTGAGATCGTATAAATCGTTATGAGCCGCCACTTGTTCCTTGAGCTGGCGGCTCATAACTTTTCGATCCCCCGCCGACGTGGTGATCGGCTTCACCCAGCTACATGCCGTATCAATCGGGACGGTCGTGCTTTGACAGCCTTGCGTCAAGCTCAGCATCAGAATCAGCAACCACTGTGACTTCAACATGTGCACGTTCCTTGACGGCCTGTACCGTCGCTTTAGCCTGTTCGACTTGTTGGGTTTGTGACGCCTGTTCGACGCCCTGGGTGATACCACTCGATTTACCGATGCGGTGACCGGCAAGTGCCCCGAGAATTGCGCCCACGACGCCGATGATAATACCGATAATCGCTGTCAGACTCATTGGAGTCGCCCCTCCCGCATCGCGTAGACAAGTCGTACAGCACGGTCACCTGTTTGCGTATACCATGATGAATTCTTCATCTCATCGGCGGCATTCTGAAAGTCCAGGCGCGCCAGCGCCGCGATGAAACGTTTGAAACCGCCGAGTCGCACGATACCCATGTTGAACGCCATGTTGACGACAACTTCCTGACGTACATCGTCGAGTTTATCGAAATTCGATACCAGTGCACGAGCGATACCGACAGCCTCATTGATGTCGTTGGATAGCATCAGGTCAATCTCATCATCACGTAACCCACGGTCATCGATATTGCGACCCACGCCAATCGTGAGCTTCCCCACTGTGTCGCGGTATAGTCGACGTTTACGACCCTCATCGACTGCGAGCTGTGCGGCCAGCCGCGTGCGGTTCATACCTTCGGCCCTGATACAGATGGTTGATGAATTTGAAGCGCAACAAACGTTGCCACGGATAGGCCGAGCATCACGAGTTTGTAAGTCTGCGGATCGATATATTCCTGAATCGACGGCATGAATCCGATCAAGTCGTTCAAGCTCAGCGTGCCGACGGCAGCCAGAAGCCAGGTACTGTATCGGCGCCAGCA